AATTTGCCAGACAACATTGATCAAGAAGCCATGTTTAATGCATCACTAGCTGCTTATAAGCCAATGATAGAAAAGCTTGGTCGTAGCTATATGGACAAACAAACGGCTTTTGAGTTACTGTTTGGTGGAAAAACTCGTCGCGGCGGATTCTTGAGTATGCTTAAAACAGTAGCTATTAAGATTATGGGTGGCGGCCTGCTTTCATTTTTAACATTAAAGGGAGTTCAGGCTGCAAAGCGTGGATCTACCGAAACAGCTGATAAATCAGAAGATGCTAATAATACTACTGAAAGAGAGATAGAGCGTAGCAAAAATAGTTTAGAGTCTGCTATTAAAAAGGCTTTGGCCAGTTAATCAAATGGTGGTGTATGAGTTTTATTTATTCTGATGAGATATTTAAAGAGTTTGTGAAGCTTTCTGAGCAACAGAAAGATCTATTAGTCACCAATGTTGACTTTGACAAGTCTCAATTTGATTTAATTTCCAATACCAATAATGACTTAGTCATTGATGGTCAGCCTACCTTTGTTACCGCAGCTATAGTTGCAAGTGCTGAGGATGATGCTAAAACTATTTTAGAGAAAAAATACCCAGTGGAGTCAGAGGATATGGTCGAAAAGGCTCATCCTGAACCAGTGATGATTGCAGACCATCCATATGGCGGCTTAGTGGAAAATCAAAATGAGCAACATCAACGCATATTAAATGTTGTAAACAAAATGCCTACTGGCTTTCCTATTCACTCATGGGCATCGATTGCAACTGAGCTAATTAAAATAGCTCAAGAGTGCGATGATTTAGGTCTAGAGTCTGAGGCAAAGGCTATAGATGAAATAGCGCAAACTTTTTTTTTAAATAAACAGGCGGGATTCTGGGACGTAGTTAAAAGTCTTGGCAGTGGCGCGGCTGGATTAGCTGCTTGGTTAGGACGTTTAGCTATAGCAAATCCAGTCGCAGCGGGAGTTGCCGCAGCACTTCTTGCAGGTGCAGGTACATTCTGGACACTATGGGACGGTATTAAGCAAGATCTTGGTACTGATATTCAAGATTTAATTGATGAACTTGAAGATTATAATGCAGATCCAGACTTTAATAAGTTGCCAGGCTTCATGCAGATGTATAATGCTGCAAAAACTATGCAAATAGTATACAATGATTTATTACATGCCCTTGCCGATCGTGCGGCAGCATCTAAAGACCCGTCTGCAATTGCAAAAGTTATAGAACTTTACAATGCTCTTGGACAACAATTAAATATATTAGAGACCAACTTTCCAATTTTTGAAGTAAATGCTCCTAGAAACATTTCTCGTAAACTATTTGGCTTTGAAAATATTAAAGGCAGAATAGATGATTTGAAAGATTTGTACAAGGATCTTGGTGAAGCGGCGCGTTTATCGCAACCATCTTTTAATGAGCGCGGTGACGTTGTCTCACCTACCGATTCTGGTGAGCGTAACAAGGCCTCGCCAGGCGGCTCTTCGGGCGCTGTGACGGGCAATGCTGCTGATATTAAAAAGTGGCTTACTGAACATGATGTCTCTGGTATCATCGGCTATGAATACGAAATGGACGAAAGTCCTGAGTTTGACGCCACAACTCGACGCGTTCTATCTGATTTAGGTGATAAGATACGTCAACACCTAGGCACAAATGTTCCTAGCACTAAAGACTTGATGAATAGCTCTTATACTGGACTTGAGTCATTAATGCAAATTTATCGTGAGCCATGGAGCTTTGTCAAAACTGAGTGAGTAAAATCTATCAATAAGTCCTATAATGTATAGGTTTTTCATGCTAGAATGATATTCTTTCTGAAGAACTAGTTTACAGGAGTTTTAAATGGCTTTATTTCCAGCTAATCCAGGATTATATCCACTAGGCTTGTTCGACGTATCAGATGCAGTTTCGCTATCTAGCATCACTGGCGGCGAGGTAGGTACTCTTACCACGCGCGCTCGCACGAACAGTGCTTCAGAAAAAGCAGCTGCCGACGTTCTTGATGGTTATACTTATGCAACCCCAGGCACTCGTCCAGCCGTGACCTTGGCAACAACCAATGCGCAGTTCCCACTCTTCCTTTTGGATGACGGTACTGCTGGTTATGGTTCTTTCTTCGGTCAAGTCATTGGCGCTCCAGTCGGTCTCAGCACCACTGGTAGCGACCTTGGCCCACACAGCGCCGCTGCATCAGGCAAAGTAACTGCCTGGGACAAGCCAGGTCTATATGTTGTCACACTCGATTCATGCGCGTCTGACTTCGTATCTTCCTTGCTTGCAGGTACCTCTGGTCTTGCACCAGGTGCCGTACTAGGCTTTAACGCATCTTCAAAGCTTGCGCACGCTGCTTGCTCTGGTGCCGTTGTTGGTTCAGGTGTTGGTCATTTCGTAGAGTTTGAGGCTTCTCCATCTCTCGTTACCACGCCAGGACACTTGGTTGGTGCTGCACAACAGTTTACCAGAGTCAAGGTGCAGTTCCACGCTGGCTTGGGTATAAGAACCTTATAAGGTCTTTGATAAAGCTCATTCTGAGTTTTATGATATAATTCTAAATAACGCGGGCGTAGCCCGCGTTATTATTTTTAGTAGCATATTATGAAAGTCACAAATGATGTTATTGGTATTTATAAAATCACATGTTTAAAAAATAAAAATTATATATTGGACAAGCATATGAAGTTTGGATGCGTCTTGGAGATCATAATCGTTTATTAAAAATAATAAAGCATCCTAATTACTGCCACTGGTAATAATACTTTTGTTGATGGTGATTTGCACTCATTAGTTGGTGTTATAGAGCTTAATAACAATATAAATATTTATGTTGATGGTATACTTGATGACTTTATTAATTGATCTAGTTTTAATCAAAGTACATTTGAAAATATTACGCCTGTAGGTAGTATCAGATCAACTAAAATAGGTCAATCAACTGCTACATCAGGATCCTCTGATGCCATGGATATTTGGAATGATGAGTTTGCATTATTGGACACCAATCTAGATGATTTACAAGTGGCTATTATTGCTTGGCTACAGAAAAACAAATAAGCATTAAAACGTGGATAGGTTTTTAATTCATCGTTGGTACTGAACGTTGTATAATTTTACATGATCATTAGCATACTAGCTACTAAAGAGATCGAGGCCATGCGTATCGCTGGTAAAGCAGCAGCTTTATTGGGTTTTTAGAGCCACTGATAAGGTCAGGAGTTACTACTCAGCAATTAGATGATGCAGCTGCATTGTGGACAGCCGAACTAGGTTACAAACATGCACCACTAAATTATCACGGATTTTCAAAACATATATGTACTAGCATTAACGAGGTTGTTTGTCATGGTATTCCATCGCAGCAAATGCTGGTAAGTGGGGATATAATTAATGTTGATGGTTGGCACGGTGATACCTCTAGAACTTTTATAGTGGGATCAATAACTACGGAACTAATTTGGCAAATGTTACATGAGAATGTTTAATGAAAGGAATAGAAAAAATAATTTGTCCTATATTAAATGTTTCTGAAACAGGAAGAGTTATTGAAAATATGCTAAAAATAATAACTCATATGTTGTAGAAGAGTTTTGTGGACATAGTATCGGTAGAGCAATGCATATGGATCCATGCGTTAATCATGTCAGTATACTTGATAATATTAAATTAGTACCAGGCATGTGTTTAATAATATAGCCAATACTCAGTACAAATGATGATTAAATAGAGGTGTTAACAGATAATTGGACGATAGTGACAAAAACAAATCATACTCTGCTCAATTTGAGCACACAATATTAGTTACCGAAAGTGGTTATGAAATATTAACACTAAGTAACTAACCTACTGACTTAAAATAACCAAGGTAGCTAGTCAGTCTGCCGTATAAGGAGTATATAATGATGTATAAAGATAAATTTGTTTTAGCAGTTAAGCATGATGGTAAGATTTTACGTGAATTTAAAGAGCAGGTGTACTTACCATTCGGATCAGAATATAGTTTGTATTTGAAAAATCTAAATTCTGTGCGAGCGTTGGCCAGAATCTGGATAGATGGGCAGCTGGTCACAGATGGCGTGGATCTAATCGTGCCAGCCAATGGACATATTGATCTCGAGCGCTTTATACGCAATGGCAATTTAAACAATGGTAATAAGTTTAAGTTTATCGAGCGTAGTGGTGCGGTCGAAAAATTTCGAGGCGTCGGAGCAGAGGATGGACTAATTCGTATAGAATTTAAATTTGAGAAATTTCAGCCAGTTTACCACTGGACTATAATTCCATGTTACCATAATATATTTACTACTGGTAGTGGAACTCCGTACAGGACCATTAATCATGATAATACCAGCATTAGTACAAAAGAACTTATAAGCGATTGCTGTGAGTCATTTTCACTAAATAATTCTATAAATTGCTCCAATACTTCCTCAGAGGCTACTTTGAGTAAGTCTGTTAATGAGGCTGGTTTTACCGCAGCAGGATCGGCATCTGCTCAGAAGTTTGCTGTTGGTAGCTGGTTTCCAACTGAAGATGAGACTCATGTTATTGTACTCAAGCTTCTTGGACAGACTGAAAAGGCCGAAGTGGTACAACGTCCTGTTACTGTGAAGGTAGCACAAAAGTGTACTAGTTGCGGTAGGAAAAACAAGGCTACTGCAAAATTCTGCGCAGAATGCGGTACGGCACTATATATAATATAATGACACCTTGATCGGTGCGTTCATAGTGGAACGAGTAAATAAGGGAGCACTTTAAGCTCCCTTATTTATTTGCAAAGCACATAGAAAAATTCTATCAATAAAGCCTATTAAAGCATACCAGACAAATATATATAGTCTGGGTAAAGCAAAGTAAGAGATATTAAGTAAGTGCAAGTGTAAGTAAAAGATATTTCTTCAAGGAGAGTTTACATGGCTTTATTTGATACAAAAGGTGAGCTAAACGCTGTTTCTACTCGTGATGCTCTTTCCGCTATTACTAAGTTAGCTAAGATCATCGAGGACAATGCTAGTTCTTCACAGTCATTAGCTGGTTCTCCGTCCTACAGCGAGCAACAAAAGGATGAAATGATCAAGCGTGCTCTTCTTACCTCAGAGGGTAAGGTAGCTCTTGGTCAGGCAATGGCATTGCCAATACGCAGAAACTTGGACTACTCAGGTGTCGCTCGTCGCGCACTTGTTGTCGACCCACTCCCAACTGGCGCTCTTCCAGTTTATGAGCGCGATATTGACGTTGCAGCTTCCGTAGTTTCGGCTAACGGGTCAGCTCCAGAGTCAGTTGTTCGCGGCGACCGCTTAACGATTCCAGAGTTCGAAATTGTGTCTAACCCACTTGTTCGTATTCGCGAAGTGCGTCAACGTCGTTTCAATGTAATTGAGCGTGCCGTTCAAAAAGCTCGTCAAGAGATTCAAGCTCAAGAAGACGCAAACGTTTTCGCAGCTCTTGATTTTTCGGGCGACGCTGCTCTTGGTGGCGAGAATACTGCTCAAGACGTAACTGACGCAGGTCTTTCACGTCGCGATCTAGTTGAGCTCAAGATTCAAGTAGATCGTTGGGACTTGATCACAACGAAGTACTTCATGAATATCGTTGAGTTTGCTGAAATCATGCTGTGGTCTTCACAAAATGGTAACGGCGTTGCTGAAGTCGATCCAGTAACTCACCGTGAGTTACTACAGACTGGTCTATATGGCCGCATCTTCGGCGCTGATATTATCGTTTCTAAGTTGGTTACCCCAGGTACCGTCTTCGGCCTCGCAGATCCAGAATTTGTAGGCGTTATGCCAGTTCGTCAAGATATCGAGGTCCTTCCAGCTGATGAGCCAAAGCGCTTGTCACTCGGATGGGTTGTCAGTGAAATCATTGGTATCGGTATCGTGAACCCACGCGGTGTCGCAGTAGGTCGTAAATCAGTTAACCCTGGCGTTTAATGAATAAAAACTTCATCTAGAAGTTGTAAGATAAGAGCAGGAGCAATCCTGCTCTTATTATTTTGATGAAGCGGCATGAATTTAAATAAAACATGTGGCACTTATTAGTATCAAAATATAATAAATGGTAAACTTATATAGGTAGTAGTGTGCATATTAGGATAAGATGGCAGCAACACAAAGCTGCCATTAGAGAAAACAAGCGCCACTGTATGTGTTTGCAACATGCCTGAAATAAGTATGGCAAAAAATATTTTGATCTTATTGTTGCAGAACAGTGTGATAAAAATATTTCTGAAATGGATTTAATAAATATCTAATATAGTCACTTAGACAAATATGAGTTAAATATAATACAAAATCAAGTAGCGGGCAAACCACTAGTGGATCCAGAACGATCACGGCGTAATGCCAAGGATAATTGGGCCTCTAGAAAGTTCTATTCACAACTCAGGTCTTTCGAGCGCATAGATCCTAACACGGGCGAAGTAAAAGAGTATCGTACCAGTAGCAAAGCGGAAGCCGAAGGCTTTTACAACAATCTATGTCGGCTGCATGTAATGGCAAGAAAGCGTCTTATGCGAATTACTACTGGCGCTTTTGGATGGTAGTACGCCAGAATCCATTACTATTTATAAAAAAGTATTTATTAAAGTGCGCGGCACTAAAGATGATGGTAGTATAATAGAACTATCTAATTTTAAGGAGTGCAATGCATTTGTATTAAATTATGTAAAGACACACGCATGTTGTGAATGACAACAAGGTCGTCGCACTCATGCTGGCTATAATAAGTGGTTATTTACTGATGATTACAAACAAACCGTAGCCAGCGCTACGTCTGCCCCTACTTATGCAGATATTTTTTTTGTAAACGAGTGATTAGAAAATCTATTGATGGTGTAGATGTAAAGTTCTATGATTAGCAGGCTGCTGCTAAATTAGATTGGTTTGACTAGCGTAAAATATCTCTGTGCTGTATTAGCAAGCGTAAGACACATGGTGGATATAAGTTGAGATTTGCTGATGCGGCTTGAAGATTATAAATTTGTAAGCTGGCGAGTTAATGATAATGCGCCTACTAAACCAGTGAGGCTAGTTCCTAAAGTAGTTGATGATATAGAGCTTGCCGTGAAGCCTGCCAGTATAAATACTCTAACCATACGCACGGGTTTTAGTAGTCGTTTATACGACGAAAAGGTTTTTGACTTTACAAGCAGAGCATACTTTTTTAGTTTTTTTATTTTCCAATAAAGCTAGAAATAGATTGTGAAACTGGCTGAACGAATGGAGATAGCATGCGTATAGATCAATATCCTATAAGTAAACTGGACAAACTGCTGCTCGCTGCTCAGGAGTTAGCAGAGAGCAATGAAGAAGAGCATGTTAAAATAAATATTGACAGGCCCGTAGATATAATAAATGGAGTTGCTACAGTAACTGGTCCTACTATAATTACTATCACCGTAGAGCGTAAATATAAAAATATATGATTACTGTCCACATATGTTTGTTTATTATGAGCACGATGGTGTGAAAAAGATGAGATGATACTTATAAGCAATATGTCAAACGATGATACATTTAAAAAAAATACTGAAGCATATAAAACTATATTTACAGTGCAAGGTTTCCATGTATAAAAACAGATGGTATCATGGTCCAACGGCAACTATAGACTATGATAGGTATTTGAGCACAAGTCTTATGCAAGGCGACTATTGATATAGCAGTAGTATATGGATATGAAACTAGCAATTCGTGGTATCTTACTGCGGAGAAGCCAGATTGGTCAAATTCTGTTAATGACATTAGGACATTTATGCGAGCAAATAGTGCGTCAATATTAAAACAAAAGTATAAAAATGAAAATAGAACATTACAATAAACAAGTTTGTATTGGCGATGGAGCGTGGCACGCATGGCCCTATTGCACAGATGCTATCTGGACAGATTTTAGTGCTGAGGCAAATGCGGCGCTTGTAAATGATGTTATTAGAAATATAGATGTAAGAATAAAGTATCATGGCACATTGCTGGCTTTAATCAAAGGTGATAGGCACTGGACCCCAGCTCTTTTAGAGGTTAAAATACATAACATATTCCATGGTATTATAAATAAGTCAGAAGCACTTTGTGACAAAATCGGACTTGATCAAGAGTTGCAACGACGCCATCGCGGCGGAGTAATATACTCAGATGTCTTGTGTTGAGTTTATATGATTACACATTTAACGTCTATTGCATATGATCCGACTGTAGGTGCGAAAATTCGCAGCTCTTTCCCCAAGACACCAGCTGATGTTGAGATGAACAATATCACTGCGCATGCGCTGACTATGCAATATGATATTGTTATTACAAACGCGAATTTTGATCTTGTTGAGATTGAATTAACTGAGGCTAATAAGCACAAGAGCACTGTACAAATTTTTACCAACGATTTGCAAGTCTGCTCTTGCGAGCAGTATCATGAGGTTGGAGTAGGTTACTGCAAACACATTGCGGTAATAAACGCCATCTCAAAACATCCAAACACGATGGACGAGAGGCTGTTTGCAAAAACAATACTACGAAGCAAGAGTAAGTTAAATAAGTTCAAAAGTATAAAATATATTGTTTATGATTCCTTTAAAGGCTGCAATGTTGCATTAGGTGCTGGTCCAATAGAAAAAAAGGCTGTAAGTTGTGCTGCTAATGAAAGGCGCCTTGCTACCTTAAATTCACTGGGTAGCATTACTAGGGTTGTATTACCATCTCCTTATATAATTAAAGATGGTGTAAGTCTATATGATTATCAGCATGATATATTAGAAAACATGTTAACCGCAAAGCGCGCGGTCTGCTCGATGACTATGGGTGCTGGTAAAACCTTAACTTCGATTGCTGGACTTAAGTATCTTGGAACAGATGGCGCAAAAATACTGATAGTGTGTCCGAAGTCAATTGTCAAACAATGGGTCAATGAAATTAAAAGAATTCTTGGTGTCAATGTATTTCAAATTACCAGTAAAAACATTTCTACATTTACAGATATATACGAGTCTGGTATAGGTATAGCTACTTATCAAACTATGGTGAGAAGTGTAGATAAACTTGCTACCCAGGATTATTCCGTAGTTATCGCTGACGAGATTCAATATATTAAAAACGAGGGAAGTAAAACATGGGGTGCGCTCAAGTGCATAAAGTCAGAGTACTTCTGGGGATTGTCTGGTACAGTTATAGAAAATAGGTTGGACGATTTATATAACATCATGCAAATTATAGGGCCTGGACTGCTGGGTCCTAAGTGGAAGTTTGATTTTAAGTTCAAGAAACTAGGATCTGTCCATCGTAAAAAGGTCTTATATCAAAATGAAATACAAAATATTGCTGAGCTGCGTAGTTTAATATCTAGCAATATATTTTCGTATGACAAAATATCCTTGCCAAAGATTTCTCATCATAAGTATCTGGTTGGAATGGATCCAGGGGCACGCGCGGCCCACGATGAATTTCTAGAGAAGGCTAATACTTTAATTAGCAAATCTTTGAATATGGAGTTATCTCATTTTGAAAAACTATTGATACAGTCGTATTTGCTGAAGGCAAGACAAGCATGTAACTCTGTAGAGCTAATCAATAAAGTGGTAGCTCCGCGAGGCGAAAAGATCAAGAGTATTCTTGCTGTTATTAAGCAAATATGTTTGGAGCAAGGTGAAAAACTAGTTATCTTTTCAGAATGGACTGAGATGTTGAGCATAATAGAAAGAGAGATGCTGCTAGACATGTCGATTGGTTATGTAAGATTTGATGGCTCAATGACTGCTAAGGCAAGAATGAGGGCTATAGAGCAGTTTAAAACAGATTCATTATGTATGATATTTTTCTCGTCTGATGCAGGTGGTATAGGTATAGATGGATTGCAACTTGTGTGCAATAACATGCTGCATGTTGAACTACCTTGGAATCCAGCAAAAATCGATCAGCGGAATGGTAGGTTACATAGGCTTATGCAAACTAAAGATGTTAATATACACTATATGATAACATCTAATTCTATTGAAGAAAAAATGAGTAATCTTTTGGATCAAAAGCGCAAAGTGCGTCTAGACGCACTTTTTTAACTATAGTCGCTCATGCAGATCGGTGTACTATGAAGATTGATGATTATGGCCCTGGTATTTTGATCGATAACAAAAACTTTACGTGGCCGCAACAACAGTATGAGTACGCCGTTTTTGTAAAGAACTTTAGCGATTCTAGCGAACACTATGTTTGCGCCACCATGCACGGGTACATACTCGAAGGTACGATTAGTATCTGTATCAAGGGCAAAGTAGCAAAAAACATCAGGTTCCCGCACATATTTGTTAGGAATAGTTTTAAAAATATGAAAATGAATGATTGTGGTTTAAGTATATTGATATAATACCGTGGAGAATATCCGTCTCAATATTGCGAAGCAATAATCAGACCTATTAATTTTGAAGAGCTGTGTAGATATTTAGGAAGATATTTTGATAATGACTATATTGAGTGGGACACTTCATTTGTAATGTTTTTAAACCACTAAATGCAAGTTAATCCACCACATTTTAGCTTAATTATAATACAGATAATATATATAATTGAAAAGCAAGTATATTCGAAATATGAAAATTTCAAGTTACGGCATAGTATTTAAAGTAACTAGCAAATATAATGTGACCTATTGCTCGATACAAGATATTATGCGTCATGTTGTGTTTGATCAGATTACAAACCATTTGTCAGTAGAGATTCTGAGGCACGGTAGTACGGTGGGCGTGTGCTCCATAGGGGTTCAAGATGATAATAAGCTTGTAAACTTTCTTATACATACCCTAATAGATGAGGCTCTAAGTGATAATTGAAGATTTTGGCATGATATTATTATGGTAGCATAGAGACTATATTAACAATACTACTGTTTCTTGTACATTGCCACTCAACGAGCATTTTACAAAAGAAGAGGCTCTTAAGTTTTGAAGTAAATTATTCATCTGGGCGGGCCGTGGATCAGCAGAACTTGTTGGATATGCATTCATGGTGAGCGTATAAATAAATATCACTTTTATCATAATGATGGTCTATTGGCAGAGGCTGAAAAATGAATCGTGACCTTAATAACTTAAACAAGATACGCTTACAATATGATCGTAAAAATCCAGAATCTTAAACAGAATGGCATTTATAAAACATGAAAATAGAATCTTATGGTTATAAATTTTTAATAGCTGATGTGGGTAGCCGAATTATCAAGGGAAAGACACTTGTAGCAACTAGCCACAAGGAAGCTTTTCAATATTTTTGTGATATCTTAGAGTCTGGGTTTGCAGTTTGGATCTGTCTGTATAGACACGACAAATTTTTAGGCGGTACTAGCCTATCTGTTGATGAGTATACCGATCTTGGCAGTGAGGATGCCTGGCTCTATGCGATGAAGCATTGTGAGGCGTCTAATGATGATAAGTGATTATCCTCCTAAAATTTCTGAGGGAATGATTTGCTATACCAAGAGAGATGTGATAATTGCTCATAATGAGATATATGGAATTAACAAAGTTATTCCAAAACAGACATTGGTTCAAATTAAGCGCAAGGCTGCGGTAAGTTTAAATGTTGACAGTATAGAGTGCTATGTTGTATATTTTAAACTGTCTACTGGTATCATCTCTGATACTACTATAGAGAGGCGACATCTTGCGTATTATTCCAAAACTATAAAAGATCTATGGAGCAACTATGACAGATATGCAAAAGACTTACAAGATAAGCTTTCATTGCAAGCCAATTAAAAAATCTGAAACATTAGTTGCATTTAAAGAGAAAGTCGCCTTGTTGGGCGACTCTTTCTTTATTTCATTTTCAGGCAATGTTCCGATTATAACCACTAGCGTGTCGGGCATTCACGAGATCCATAGCATAATAACAAATGTCGAGAGCACTTGTTCTACCACAGTTGAGTTTCTTGGTACCGATCCTTGGCTTCTATAATCACTTTACAGGATAAAATTCAAATTGCTCATCATATGACGCTGGTGCATATTGTTGCTTAAGAGACGCAACATCGGCAGCCATCTTTGTTTTAAGCTCTTGCAAATTACGAGCTACGTACTGCTTGTTCCATACAATTTTGTTTTCCATGACTTGGTTATTCTCGACTGGTCTAACCATCAGAGTAACCTCGGCCTTGACATGTGAACTTGGTGGTGGCTCATCCATATCGCTTAGAGACTGATAAACATTGGCTTTAACGCCAACGCGACCCTTGGCAAATATGTCAAATTTACGTTCACCAGTGGCTTCGGATATAATTGCATCAACCATTGATGCTTCCTCCGTTAAGCCCTTTTCATCCAGACTATTGGCTAAATTAACCAGTTTTGCGATAATGTGCTTCATCGATCCCTCCTAGAGACTTGTGTATACGTTTGCGCTATTATTAGTATACCCTCTAATAATAGGAGTGTATAGAATAAGAATGTATAAAGTATTATGACTAATATTACCAGATGCGTGTGTTATTCTATTAAATTTGAAGAGCTTAAGGAGATAGCCAAAGATAAAGGAATAACCGATTTTGAGACTTTAAAAAATGAGCGCACGTGCGGAATGCGTTGCAAGATGTGTGTTCCATATATTAAAAAGATGCTGGAAACTGGGCAGGTCGAATTTTTAGATGCGCTAGAATAGTCTTCGGGCGCATAATTCGTTTATTAATAATCTTCATATATGCATCAAGGAGAACTCTATGCAGCAATTAAATTTCGTCCGTTCAAGATGTGTGGTAAAAAACAATAGCAAAAGAGCCGTAAAGCTACTGGGAAGAGCCACTTTGCCGCCCTCAGGAGAATCATGTGATCTATTTGAAATTATTCCAAATTTATCTGAGATCCTGATAATTGATGCTCTTAGGCAGCCAGATGGCGAGTTATTTCAGAGAAAACAAGAAGGACAAATTGATATACTAGAATGTGACTTGGTTGTATTTAATAATGCCAATGTAAAACCAGTGGTAAATGTTTCAGGTGTTGCTAATGTCAGCGTAGAGGCTCCATTAACTTTTCAAGATGGCCAGATTAAAATTCCAAAAGCCAATGAATACAATGATGGGTTTTTGTCTAAATTCGATTTTGTTGATCTTAAAAGACAGAGTTTTAAAATTACTGTTTGGCAGTATCAAGATTTTAAATCTATAAGTGATATTACAATAAAATTAAGTCAATTTAATAACTTTAATTTTGATTCCAGTGCTATTGTAAATGGCAGTGCTTTTATAGTAGATGCTGATGCACCAGAGCGGCCACTTCATCGCTCCAATAGTCTGGCTAGATTCTTTGGTAAAAATGACTTTGTTAAAGTACAGAGTCATGTCAAAGATACTGTAGTTCTTGATGGAACAGTACCTGACGGTAAATCTCTTAGAGTCTATTTTCTAGTATCAGCTTTGCCGCAAGATATTACGGCCAATAAAGTTTTACCAGCAGTCCCAGATATAGTTCGTCGTGCGCGAATTGAAGTTATTGAGGCCAATACAGTCGAAAGCGGCAAATCATCGGTTATTGCTGGAGAAAAGCGTTTCATAAATAAAACAATCTTTACTAGTGTGGGGATTGGATGTGAGCCAGGCGATGCTGCTTTAGCGGTAGATGGTTTAATAAAAAGCAAGCAAATTACTCTGACCCAGGGAGCCAAGGCTGGTCACGTTTTGGTCTCGAATTCACTGGGACAAGGCGAGTGGACAGCGCCTATTATCTCCTCTGAAATAGCGCCTATAACTGACATACCAGGATCACTTTGGTATAAAATACCAGATAATTCTTTGTACTACCTGAACTCAGAGCTTAACAAATGGCTTAGCGTGGAAAGTGAATTTATAACCCTACGATCATCACAAGTAGCTGTGAGCAACTCTTATCTTGATATAGTTGATAATGGTTATGCCCAGACACCGTCTATAATTAAGGTTTTTGATTATGTTGTTACGGATCTAGAGTTTAATGTAGAGCAGGCTGCGCCGATGGCGGTAGAGCTACATTCTGATAGTGGCATCATAAAAGATGCTAAGTTTGAGTTTGCGGAGGGCAACAAGAAACACCTGAAAGGACTGAATATTCCTATTAAATCTGGTATTCCATTAAGAGTATTTATTAACGGAAGTAATATAATAAAACCAAAAGTTAAGTTAAAAATAAAAGCTATGGTATGAATGAGATGCTATGCCAGTTAAATTCTATACGCCTAGACTAGTAATTAGAAATATTACTCATAATAAAGCTGTAGCGATATTTGATGAATATAGAATTCAGCCAGGCGAACAGATTGATATTTTTGATGTATTTGATCCACTAGATTTAGAAGAGGATCGAATTCTCAAGGCCCTAGAGAAGCCTTGGGGAGACTTGTATCAAGAAGTCGTCGTAAAACAAACCCTAGAAATAGTAGCTCTAGATCTACCGTCTTTTCATTATAATATAGTTGCACCTATTGATCTTAATGCTATCAATGCACCAGGGCCAGGTCAGTTACCTGCATATTTGGATGATGATAGATTTCAATGGGTATCTGCAGCTGGAATTTCCGTTGCGCCACCGCTAATTCTAACAGGTAATTTTATTTACATGCCTCCTGCAAATGGTTCGCAGGACGGCTATTTGACTAAAGAAGATTATGCAGCCTTTATGGCTGGTATCAAACGTCAACAAAAGATATGGCAATATCAGGACTTCGGTTCGCCTGTTAGCACCTCTTTGACCATTAGTGCATTTCAAAATGGCACTGGTCTCGCATTTAATTCTAGCTACATAGTTCCAAATACTGCTACTATAGTTTTAACTTCTGATAATTCAAAGCCGCCGACTACAACTTTATCCATACCTGGCCGTTGGTTGCCAGGAAATCGTGTAGAGGTTAGCTCACATACTGGTACCACTGTTATACTAGATCAACTTCCAGAGCCTAGTTTAAACTGTAGAGTGTGGTATTTAATTTCATTGCCAGCCTCGATACCAGCGCCGATTGATTATATTGAAGCGCCACAGTTCGTTGCACAGGGCAATCTAGATACTCTTGATGATTTATATTTAAATCAAGAAGGTAATGAAACTGTCTATGGAATTAAGACATTTGAAAATAGGCCTATTTTTAATGATTCCATCAGAATCCCGCCTGGCGCAGTAGATGGTTATGTTTTAACCAGCGATGGTAGTGGAAACGGTAGCTGGAAGCCTCCTACCGCCACGGTTGATAATACGGATGTTTTCACGGTTGGCGCTGGCCGAGCTAGTTCTAAAGCCTCTAATATTTATTTAAGAACTTATGATGGTGCTACCACACTTACTTCCCCGTTTGTTGTTCCATTTAACTGTACTTTGATAGCTATGAGTGCTTCATCAGAAACGGCTGCAACATGGACTGCTGAGGTGCATGTTGGGCAATCTTTAGTAGCTGGGGCTACATTATCTTTGGTAGCAACTGATACGGCTTATGCTACTAAAAACATACCCTTTGCGGCGGGGACTAGAATACAGTTTTTTTGCAATGGCTCGAATATACCGTTTCCTCGTATTAATTTATTCTTTTTACGAGACAAACCGTAATATATCAATATTTAAATAAACGAGAAGGCAGTCAGTTAATTTTTTTTCGAGGTGAGTGCATATGGCATTATATGTTCGTACATCATCTGGTGGTACTGGTCCAAATGTTACATTATTTGATTTAGGTATAACAATTGCTACTGGTGCTGGATGGACGTTATTGTCCGCTGCCGATGGTTACGGTCCAGAGGAATTGGCTGGACAGTTTACTGCTATTGAACTTAAAGAATCTGGTGATCTATTTGCAGCACTTACTGGAACTCCTACACTAGAATGGTCAACTGACGGTGTGAACGCTAGAACTGATGACTATGACATGGACGTTCAGTTAGTAATCGAGGCTCAGAATAATAGTTGGGACTTTACACATGGTCGCATAACATTACCAAATGTATTTGGACCATATTCCGACCCACGTCCTGGCGACATCTATTATGATGCTGACGATGGCTACTTGGCTTTTTACGATGGTACTCAAACCATGTATGTTGCTTTGACCGAGAGCGGCTCTATAAATGACCACGGCGTATTAAGCGGTCTACTGGATGATGACCACACTCAATATCTATTGCTCACTGGTAATGCCACTCGCAACACTATAACTGGTACTGTTAATATCACTGGTGGCCGTTTGCGCTTGCCATCTAATACTGATCCAGCTGCAAACTTTGCAACTCCAGTTGCTGGTGAAATTGCTTATGATTCTAATGATGGTTACCTGGTATTCTACAATGGTACTAATTGGGTCAATGCGACTTACGGCGCTGATCATGGATCATTGGCTGGTTTGTTAGATGATGACCACACTCAGTATGCATTGTTAACTGGTAATGCTGCGCGTAACGCAATTACTGGCACTTTTGATTTTGGTGACGGTTATTTGATCGCTCCTACTTATAACATAGCTCCTACAACCAGTGTTGTAGATGGTGCACTTGCTATAGTAGATGGCGTAATGTATGCATATGACGGCACTCGTACCAAGTGGCTCTCTGTAGATCGCAAGATGATCTGGGCTGCTCGTGATGCTAACAATGCATCTAATATTTACTTAAGAACTATGGATGGCCTTGCCACATCTACCACTGGTTATCGCGCATTGCGCAATGGTACTATAACTGGCATGGTTGCTCAAACCGAATCTGCCTCTACGTGGACCTTGCGTATTCGCAGAAATAATGTTGTAACTAATATTGCATCATTGTCTGTTACTGGTACTGGTACACAAACAACCACAACTAACGTGGACTTTGTACAAGGAGATAAGCTAGAACTATACTGCGATGGAACCAGTGTCGCAAGACCGCTAGCTGGAATAGAGATAGCCTGGCGCATCTGATAAAGGATAAGCTAGTATGCAATTCTTAATCAGTACAACTGGAACAGATGTCCTCGTCTCTGACTTGGGTGTATTTATACCGCACCCAACCATAGACAGGGACCTTTCTATTGAATTTACTCCAGAAGAGATTGCTAAAAGCGCATCCCTTACTTACAATATTACAAATGGATATTTAACACTAAAATTAGAGAGTCTTGAATATGGAGTTTATGATGTAGAGCCTGATAATTACGACTCTTATTCATTACTACAGCAGAGTCTATCACCAGAGCTTGTTGAAAAATACGTGCTAGAGCGCGAATTGCAGGCTAGTTTTTCAGATACTCAAGTAGTAGCCAACTCTTTTCCAAAAAGCATATCATCAACTACCGCTGTGACGAATCTCTTGGTATGTAATACTGCCAAGTTCCAAGATTGGCGCGTAGCAGTTGGAGATGACGTATATATTTTTGGAAGCAGCTTTAATGACGGGTATTATAAAGTTGCTAGTGTAATTGATCAGAGAAAAATTACTACAGTTGAGCCATTAGTGACATCGACTTCTTCTGGATATATATATATTTTTAATCCTGCTGGATCTACAAAAGTAGGCGTGAAAGATACTACGTTTTCCGTAATTAGTGGAAATAATTTACAAACAGTTTTAGAAAGTATAGATACCAGCCTAGCAAATATAGGCGCTCCAGTTTTGCCTGGAGATCATGATAATTATGATACTTTAGTGCATAATCTTGCAGAGGATTATTATGAAGAGTATACTTATACTGGTAATGTTATTACAAATAACACAATATGGTCTAATATATCTAAAGTTTTAAAGATAAGAGAATATCAGTATATATATGTACTAAATAAACTGTATCAGGAAATACAGATACAATACAACAACTCTGGTGTAGAAGTACAAAGATTAGTAAAAACATATAATTATTCTGGAAACAAGGTAGCCAGCATCAGTGTTACTGAAACTGGTTCTCCGATACCAACCGATCATGAAGAATACGATACGCTAGTTCACAATTTGGCGGAAACCAGTTTTGAAGAGTATATATATTACAATGAATTGGTATCAAAAATAATTGTTTGGACAAATGCTCTTAAGGTATTGAAAATAAGGGAGCATCAGTATTCATATTCTGGTGGTAAGATCGTGCAGTCGATAGATATACAGTATAACAATGCTGGAATAGAAATTGAGAGATTGACTAATAATTATAACTATAGTAGCAACAAGCTTGTAAATATCAATGTAGTGGAGAGTGTATGAGTGGAACTATAATAGTTAATCAGGTAAGTTCTGAACTTTTTGATGGTTATAGTTCGCCATTAGCCAAACAAGATGGCTATGCCTTAACTGCACTAAGCTCAGGCTACTTGTCGATGGGCAAGGACAATCTTGGCCTGGCTCGTATTTTCAAAGTTAGTACCGATGGTACTCTTAAAATAGATGGTAGTGACGTAACACAGCCAGTTAGCTGGACTGAACAAACTGTTTCTGTAACGCAAGCTACTGCAACTAATCTAAAGGCTCAGGCAGAAGCGTATCAAGGTGGTACCGCTGTAGGAGCTGCAAATCCGCTACAAGTCTCTTTGGCAAACACTGGGTCAAATGCTACGGCTATTAAAGTTGATGGTTCAGCCGTAACCCAACCAGTATCAGGAACAGTAACAGCGAACGCTGGTACAGGTAATTTTGGCGTTAATTTAACACAGTTGTCTGGCATTAGTATTTCAACTGGAAATGGTGTTGCTAGCACAGGTACGTTAAGAGTTGCAATAGCTTCTGACAATACTGCTTTTGCTGTAAATGCAGCACAGTCTGGAACATGGTCTTCGCGTACACAGGATGGCTACGGAAGTGTGATAACTTCGCATTCAGCTGGTTCATCTAGGGGTATAGACGTATCTATATTAGATGGCTCTGGAAATCAAGTTACTTCTTTTGGTGGATCTCAATATATTGAAGATGAGGCCAGTACTGGTGGGGAATCAATAACATTATCTGGAGCCATTCGTCAAGATACATTGTCAGTTACGACATCTGCTGATGGCGATTATTCTAACTTAAAAGTAAATTCTCTTGGAAGATTGTATACATCAACTACAATAGATGCATCATTGCCAGCTGGTACAAACGCTATTGGTAAACTTTCAGCAAATGATGGCATAGATATTGGCGATGTTACAATAAACAATTCTGCTGGCGCGGCCGCAGTTAATATACAAGATGGTGGTAATTCAATTACTGTTGATAATAGCGGCACTTTTGCCGTGCAAGCTGCACAGAGCGGCACATGGAATATAAACAATATTTCTGGTACAATCTCGTTACCATCTGGCGCAGCTACAGAGACTACTCTTAGCTCTATTAATACAAATACCTCTGGACTTTCTTTATCACAGGGCGCCGCGACTTCAGGGCAAAAAGCAGTTCTTATTCAGGGTGCAGTTACCACTGCAGCTCCTATTTATACGACTGGCAATAGTAATCCGCTTAGCCTGACCACCGCAGGTGCTCTTAGAGTGGATGGGTCAGCAACTACGCAGCCCGTAAGCGGCACTGTTTCAATTACTGCCAACTCATCTGTTAATTTGAACCAAATAGCAGGAACAACCACTGCCACTGGAAATGGTGTGGCAGGTGCGGGAGTACAAAGAGTTGCTATAGCATCAGATAATACTGCTTTCTCTGTAAATGCAATACAGAGTGGTACCTGGAATATTACAAACATCTCTGGCACAATTTCTCTACCTACTGGTGCGGCAACTGAATCTTCGTTAGCAAAACTAACTCTGACCCAGGGTTCTACTACATCTGGTCAAAGTGGCGCACTTATTCAAGGAGCCGTTACTACGGCGGCGCCTTCTTACACTACTGGGCAAACCAGTCCTGTTTCATTAACTACTTCGGGAGCACTGAGAGTTGATTTAGGTTCTACGTCTGCAAATGCCACTGCAATAAAAGTAGATGGATCCGCTGTAACTCAGCCAGTATCTGGAACAGTATCTATTACTGCAAACTCCTCTGTAAATTTAAATCAGGTTGCTGGAAATGCGGTTGCTACTGGCAATGGTGTTGCGACTTCTGGAACACAAAGGGTTACTATCGCTTCTGATAATACTGCCTTTTCAGTCAATTCTATTCAAAGTGGTACCTGGACAATAAGAAGTCAAGATGGATACGGAATTCCATTAACTGCTAGTAGCATAGCTCCTATCGGCACTGAGACTGGACTAATAGTAAGAAATATACCATCTGGTACACAGACTGTTTCTGGAACAGTGTCTGTAAATGGCACAGCTTCAGATAATAGCGCTAACTCATCTTCTAAGTTACCAGTTATTGCCGCGTTAGCGAACACTAGTGCTCCTACATGGACTAACGGCAATATGGTACCATTATCGGTCGACACATCTGGTGCATTGCGTATAGCTGGAAATATTACCGCTAACAATGCATCTGTAAGCACAACAGCTAGCGCACCACCTGCTTCGGCTACATACATAGGAGCATCAGTAACCACTTCTAAGCCAACATACACTAGCGGACAAATGAATGCACTTTCATTAACCACATCTGGTGCACTAAGAGTGGATAATATATCTGGCTCATCCACATCTTCGGTAACTAGTGTTGCATCTTCTGCAACTAATGTTACATTATTGGCTAGTAATTCTAATAGAGTTTCTGCTATGATATACAATGACTCTAACCAAAGATTATATATTAAGTTTGGTGCTACTGCTTCCACTACCAGTTTTACAGTACAAATTGCACCAGGCGGTTACTATGAGTTCCCAATGCCAATTTGGCGTGGTCAAGTAGATGGGTTATGGGCCAGTGCCAATGGATCTGCTAGAATTACGGAGTTGACATAATGCCTTTATACATAGGTGATGGTTATAATTCGGGTATCGGCGCGTCGTCAGCATCACTTACATCTGGTGGTGACTGGAAGGCTTCGGCACGAGTTGCAACCACTGAAAATATAACTTTGTCTGGTTTACAAACCATTGATGGTATTGCTTTATCTCAAGACGATCGCGTATTGGTTAAAAATCAGACTACGGCATCACAAAATGGTATTTATAATGCATCATCTGTTGGTTGGACTCGAACATCTGATGCTTCCGATAGCTCGCAAGTAACATCTGGTATGTCATTAAACATTGAAGAGGGAACTGTTAATGGCGGAACTTCATGGAAGCTAACTACTATAAATCCAATTACCATTGATACTACTGGATTAGTATTTAGTCCTTTTGGCGGTGGTGCGACACCAGTTGGATCCAATGGTGATATTCAGATTAAAGGTGCAGGCTCAAATCTTGCTTACGAAAGCACTGTAGGTTATGGTTTTAATTATAGTATCACCAATCACTCTTTAACAATTGGTCCAGCAGGCACAAATCTTGCCAATAACCCATTGTCAGTAAACGGCACTGTTAATAGTTATTTACAATCAAATGTTCAAAATACATCAAATGGCACTTCTGCATCATCTGATGTGGTTGCAACTGCAGACAACGGAAATGATAGTACAAATTATGTAAACTTAGGAATAAATAGCTCTACATATGCTGATAATACATTTACTATAGTAGGTGCAAATGCGGGTTATTTATATAGCTCTGGTGGCAACATGTCTGTTGGAACCGCGAGTCCAAATACAGACCTGTTGTTTTTCACAACAGGTACTCTATCCGCCAATGAACGCGCGCGCATTACTTCTGCTGGTAATTTTATAATAGGAAGAGCCGCGAAAGCTACCAGTGATACTGATGGATTTTTATACTTAAGTTCTGCTCCTGGCGTACCAACTGGTGTGCCAACTTCTTTTTCTGGACGAACGCCGATTACGATAGACTCTGATAATGGTGATCTTTATTTGTACACCAATAATACTTGGACCAATGTAGGAAATCCTTCGACTATAGGCAGGAACGCTCCACTTGCGTGGCTTCCACAAACTGGTACTACATTAACATTATGGGGTATGGGAGCTACGACCGTTGGAACTGTCTCACATCCTGCTTTAGCCAATACTAATTATCTAACACAGATGCGCCGTGCGCGCTTTGCAAGTTCATCAACTGCAGGTAGCTTTGCAGGTATTCGTGGCCCAGAAACACTTGTGTGGAGAGGCAATGCCGCGGGTCGTGGGGGATTCTATTTTGTTTGCAGATTTGCAATGACTACAAATCTAGCAAATGCTCGTGCATTTGTAGGTCTTTATGCATCGACTGCTGCATTAACAAATGCTGACCCATCCTCATTAGTCAATGTTGTCGGTATGTCTTTAGATTCTGCTGATGCTAATTGGCAAATTATATCTAATGATCAAACAGGTACCGCGCCCAAGGTGAACTTGGGCGCAAATTTTGCAAAGTCGACAACGGCAGTTTACGAGGTAAGATTCTGGGCAGCACCAAATGATACGCTAATTAATTATAACGTATTACGTCTTGATACACCAGCTAGTGTGACGGGCACATTATCTGGCGACATTCCTCAATCTACTGTGTTTTTAACTCCATATATTTGGATTACTAATAACGCCACTGCGTCAGCTGCACAGATAGAAATGTCAAGATTATACTTAGATGCGTTAAAATAATTTAGGATGAGAATATGACTACAACATTTTATTTCACAATAGCATCAGAAGGATTTTTCCCAAATTTTAAAGTAGACATTGATAGGTTTACTAAAGAAATTAGAGAAAGTTCTATAGTTACTGCACTAGATACTGTCAGCGTATCAGGTGGTAATTGTGTTGTTGTTTTTAAAGACAATTTATCACAAGAAGATTCTGATACTTTACTTGCTTTAGTTCAGAGTCATTCTGGATTACCTTTGCCTGCACCATCTGATTCTAACGGTATACCAATAGTCTCTTTAGGAAACAAAAGTTCATATGGAATAAATATAGTTGAATCAGCAATAAGGTCTGGCACTAAAACACAACAGATTAGTCAAAACTTCTGTGACAAGCATACTTGGTATTCTACCAGTCAAAGACACACTGGTATTGTTATGCAAAATAGTGGTGATGGTTATTCTTGGGATATACCAGATGGTTATATTGGACAGTATGGTATTGTGGATGTAACACATGGTAGAATTTTGCATGAAAGAAGGATTAGAGATAAATATTGTGTAAAGGTATACGTGAATGGAGTCGAGAAATTAGAAAAAGATCCTCACAATAATAATGGAGATTTTGTTATAGATGTAGATACTGGCAGAGTAACATTTGATACAAATCAAGCTGGAAATTTAATAACTATAGATTTTAGTGAGGTAAAAAATAGTCGTTGGTATTTAAAGCCAACTGCTGGTAAGAAGTTGCGACTTGTTAGTGCAGAGCTTCAGTTCTCTACTGATGCGCAGATGAAAGATACTTTTGTGTTTCAGATGTATGCAACTGTAGATAAATTTCCGCCACTATTCTTTTTGTGGAATCAAAATCCATATGGTCCTCCAGGGCCATATCCAGCTGGAACAAAGATACCAATAGGTGATGCTGTTTATTATCAAAATGTTTTTGATTTAATATGTGAAGCAAATTTAGCATATCCAGTAATTCCTAAGTGGCAAGGTCAGGGTTCTACGTGGAGAGATCTTAAATCTGATGTCATGATTTTCTCATGGGAATATGGTGAACAAGCATCTATAGACATTGATAGTAAATATGGCATGGAGATAGAGATACGATTAGAGCATGATCAGCAGTGTAATGGCAGTTATGCAGTAGTAACATTTTATTGCGTAAGTGAAGACACGTAGGGGGACTTATGTCAAAAAATATTAAACTAGTTTTGTCTGGCAGTGGTTGTTTATATCCTGTACACGTAGGAGCAGTTCTACGTTTGGCAGAGGCTGGATATGTATTTGAAGAAGTATGTGGTACATCTGGAGGGTCAATAGTAGCTGCAGCACTTGCCAGTGGCTATCCAGCAAATAATGAGCTGGTTAGAATGGTTAAAAACACATTACCTGCTAAAAATGGTCTTATCGACTTGTCAATTTTCTCTTTAACTTTTCACTGGGGATTAATTAAAGGCGATAAGATAGAAAAAACTTTTCATAAGCACTTTGTTAAAAAAATGAATGAGACCAGAATACCGCTACACGTGGTCACTACCAATTTGGACAAACAAGAGGTTAAGGTTTTTTCTACCAAAGACACTCCAGACATGAGTGTTGCTAAAGCCGTTAGAGCAAGTATATCTATTCCAGGTGTTTTTGCTCCAGTCAAACTAGATGGTGACTTACACGTAGATGGCGGACTTATGGCAAATTACTTCTTAGATATCTTTGGAAGTGGAGATGATGTTATAGGACTTAGGTTTAAATCAGTTAGCGATGAGAAAAAGGGCACCAAAGTTAAAAATCCAATAGAATATATTGAACGTTGTATTGACTCTTTAATTCAGGGCAGTACAAATGAACACATTGATGATGCAACGTTTGCCAGGACCATAGTCCTAGAGTCAAAGCATAATAGTCTAGACTTTAAGATGACTGATAGTGATGTTGATGAAATGATAGAAGAGGGATATCGAAGTGCTGATAAGTGGCTTAAGATGTATAAATAATCAGTAATGTATGTATGATGTTCTTTCCTTCGTGACTCTACATGTAGATATAGCAGCGTAGAAAAAAGTGTCAATTTTGTTAGCGAGATTTTAAATGCCTACTAAAAGAAAGTTGCTGGTTGAATTTTGCGAAATATGTGGATTTAACGACAAGCGCGCAATACAAGCGCATCATATTATTCCACGAACTGATCCTGATTGTACAAATACTGAAAGTAATTTGGCTTATATTTGTGCTAATTGTCATAATTTAGTTCATGCTAATGAAATTATTATAGAGGGTCGATTCATGACCACTGGCGGTCACAAGTTGTTTTGGCACAAACATAATGAACAATTTGTAGTAATACCTGGCGTATTCTTAAATCAAGATGGTACCGCAACAATAAAATGGAGATAATATGGAAGACAAATTAGATAAAATAATAGATTTATTGGTAGCACAAAATAATTTATTAACTAGTATTATGATATCTTTAAAATCATCTGGTGTGGCCAGCTCAGCAGCGCCATCATGGCCTAATGTTCCTAATAATACTGGTATTAATATTCGTGATGAGATCGAGCGCAAAATAGCACAAGCTCGTGCTGAAGCACAATCTAAACTAAATCAAGTTCAAACAATGCCTGAAATTAAGAGTCTAATGAAGACAGAGTGAATCACTCATTCGGTATGCTAATAAAAGTAAATATGTCGTAGCATTTTATGTTAGTATAGAATGGGTTTTTAATGTCTAAAATAGGCGACACTTATAAGTGGGAAAATACTATTACAAAAACTGTCCATATTGGACAGACAAATAATTTTTTAAGAAGACGTCATGAAGAAAAATATTTTTTGCAAAAAGGTGGGTTTTCAAGCAGCCACTTTCAAGCCTCATGGAAAAAGCACGACGCCGATAAATTTGCTTATTCTATATTAGAAGAAGTAGAAGATCATATGTTTTTAACTTCTTTTGAGCAAGCATATTTAGATTACTATAAGAGCTTAAATGCTGGTGTGTATAATCAAGGTGGGCCCGTAGATTCTCTAACCATAGGTGTGCCATCTTCCAAAAATGGTAAGCCTGGCAGAAAAATTACAGAAAAAGAGCGTGAAGATATAGGTCTAAGGCTCATGGGACACCAGGTCTCGGACGAGGTGAAAAACAAAATAGCTTCAAAGGCCCGTGGCATAAGACACTCTGATGGTACTAAAAATAAAATACGCTCGATTACTAGGCAGATGTGGCAAGATGAGGTTATCAAAAATAAATTATTAGCGCTAAGAGTATCGCCAGAGTGGCGCCCAAAAATCTCTAATACTAGAATTAAAACAAAATTCATAGAGGCAATAGATTTAAGCACAGGACTAGTTCTAGAGTTTACGTCGCTTTACAACGCCGCTCAAGCAGGTTTTGATAAGTCGGCAATATTAAGAATTCTTAATGGTAAGAGCGCATCGCACAATGGATGTTTCTGGCAATGTTTGGCGAAAACTGGTGAAGTATGACAAATTACCCTAATCAAATAGATGGATATAGTACTCTGCCAGTGCTCGTCGATTTGGTAAGCCCTGTACGTGCGGCGGATGTTAATAGGTTACGTAATTCGATTATTTCTATAGAGCGAGAGCTTGGCATTAATCCTAGTGGCACCTATGGCACTGTCCGTGCACGCCTTGATGCTTTAGAGTTAGGGTTCGGTGGCTCCATTATTACGGGTGGAGGCGGCGGCTCCGCTGGAACTGGAGAAGATTATCTATCAGGCATGATAGAAACACCTACAGATAAGGAATATTTTCTTACTACAGAAATTCCATATGATGGATATATTTATTCTATCAGTACAAAATCATCTGCTGGCTCCTGTACTTTAACTACCAAAATAAATGGCATAGCAGTTGGCGGCACTCCCAATGCTGTTAGTACCACCGAAGTCACTGAATATACCAGTGCTCCTAACAAGTTCTTTGCAGGTGATACGTTAACAGTTGAAGTTTCTGAAAACGCAAGCTGTGCAGATCTTTCTTTTACCGTACTAATGTATGTTACGCCAGGTGGTAAATTTGGTGAGGCCAATGTTGGTGCCAATGTAGGCGTAGCTGGTGTGGGTCTATATAAGCAGAAGACTGGGCTTACATTAGAATTTAGAAATATAAATGCTGGCTCAAACAAAATAAATGTTGGCCTAGATGCGCCAAATAACGAAATAGACATAGATGTTGTTGAAGCCAACTTGACTCTCAACAACATTGGTGGCTCACCATTAAGCATTAGCAATGGTGGCACTGGCCAATCAATTGCTATAAATGGTTTTAATGCATTAGCGCCAACTACTACAAAGGGCGATCTGATTGTTAGAAATAATACCTCCAATGTCAGACTTGGTGTTGGAACGGATGGCTACTTACTTATTGCTGATTCAACGCAACCAGAGGGCGTGCGTTGGGGCAGTCCAGCATTCGTGGGCGCCAATACTGCACTGTCAAATTTAAGTGCTACAGCAATAAACTTATCACTAATCCCTGGCGCAGATGATGTGCTAGATCTTGGTTCATCATCTCTTCGTTGGAGAGATTTGTACCTAGGACCCACTTCATTAAGATTTGTCACCACAATTGCTGAAACTGGCACGGTACGAAATTGGCGTCTCAGCGTGCGTGAAACAGCTGGCTCTACTCGGGGCAGCCTTATTATTCAAGAGGGAGCTAGTGAATACCTTTATATTACTCCAGTTGGTAATGTTGGTATAGGAGTAACGGATCCATCTACAATTATTGATATCAATGGTGTTAGCACTTATCGTGGAGTTGGCTCACCTCCACCAGTTTCATTAACTGGACAAGGCACTATTTATTTTGATGGCGCGACTAATAAGTTCAGATTCTCTGAAAATGGTGGAGCTTATCAGGACTTCGGCACTGGTGGAGGCGGTGGCGGTGGAGCCAATACCTCGCTATCAAATCTGGTAGCAACAAATATAAATACTTCATTACTCCCAGCTACTGATGATGGCTATGATCTTGGTGGCTCAGCCCAACGTTGGAGAGATCTTTACTTAGGTCCAACGTCACTACACTTAGTCTCAACCTCTGGAGAAACTGGCGTGGCGCGTGATTGGAAATTAGCAATAGCAGAGGCCGCTGGCTCGACCCGTGGACGTTTGCGAGTCATGGAGGGAGCAAGCGAATATATTAACATCACACCATCTGGATTAATTGGTATTGGAACTACAGAGCCAGCTTTTGACCTGCATGTGCTCAAAGCTTCTTCGGTCACAATTCAGTCAGAAAATAGTGCCACTACTGGATACGCTTCGGTAATATCTAGAAACAACTCGGGGTCATATGTCCAACTATTCTCAGCTGGCTCAGCTCAGGCTGGAACATGGTTTGCCAATGATACATCTCCATTGTCAAGAACTAATACCGTAGGTTTTATAACTGGAGGTTCAGAAACCGCACTGGTGTTTGCAGCACAAGGCAATGTGCCTCTTCAGATAGGACAAAACAATACTACCAGATTGTTATTTAACTCTACTCTTGGCGTAATTAATCCATCAAATAAAGATTATGATCTGCAAATACGTGGCCAGACGACCTCGGATCTAATTTATGTTGACACATCTGCAAATAAGGTTGGTATTGGAACTAATTCCCCAGGATCAACTGTGCCTGGCAATGTAGTTCTTGATGTAGTTACTGCCACAGATACCAAGGTAGTTGCCAGAACAACTGGTGGCATTGGTACGGGATTTGCTTCATTTACACTGCAATCCACTGGTGCTTCAAACAATCCATATTTTGAATGTCAGCTAATTCCAAGTAATACTGATAGACAATCTTATATAAGACATAATTATGTAGGATTAACTACTACAAATGAAATACTTGTTTTGCGTGGAGATGGCCATGTTGGTATTGGCACTACTAATCCTAATGAAGCACTGACATTACAAGGTGTTCTTAGCTTACAAGAGCAAGCCGTTGGTCCAGCTATTAGTGCTGGTTATGGAAAGATTTTTGTAGGCTCCGATTCTAAGTTATATTTTATAGATGACTCTGGTGCACAATTCGATTTGACCGCAACAGGTGTTTTTGGTACGGGGGCCACTGACTCTGTAACTTATTGGTCTAGTCCAAGTGCACTGACCAACTCTGCAACATTTGTATGGAAAGAATCAACGCAGCGTGTAGGTATAGGCACAACAGATCCTACGGCCAGCGCGCATGTTTTCTCAAGCACAGATGCCAAAGTTAAAATAGAAGCTGGTGATTCTAACAAGGCAGGAGTAGATTTTAATACTGGCGGAACCATTCGTGCAGATATAATTATAGACGGCTCAGTATCAGGCACACCGTTAAGTATTAATAAAAATTACGCAACTGATGTAACTATTGCGGCGGGCGGGGGCAACGTAGGCTTTGGCAATATTACGCCATCATCAAAAATAGATGTTGATGGGTCTATTACATGGAGAGGTTTAACCGCTCCGCCAGTAGCACCAGTGGGCCAGGGTAGAATTTATTTTGACACTTCTACCTCAAAATTTAAGATTTCAGAAAGTGGTGGTGCATATTTCGATATTAGTTCGGACAGCGCTGCCGACATCAATCTTTCTAACTTAGCAGCGACATCTATAAATACTGATTTATTACCACAGGTAGATGATGGTTATGATCTGGGCTCAGAGCTATTTAGGTGGAGAGATGGTTACTTCGGTCCTTCATCACTACATATAATTACAAAGGTTGGAGAAACCACTGATCCACATCACTGGGTATTAGGCGCAGCAGAGGCTCCAGGTCCAACGCAAGGTCGATTCACAATTCGTGATGGTAATAGTGAATTTTTCTCAGTAGATGGATATGGATTCGTAGGCATTGGTACTAGCGAGGCGTCATCTATATTAGAGGTTGGTGGCGCTATTACCTATGGAGGCATGACCCCACCGCCAGTAGCCCCATCTGGTAAGGGTAGAATATATTTTGATTCCGTATCAAATCAATTCAAAATGTCGGAAAACGGTGCGCCATATGTCGTACTTGGAAGCGGCGGTGCCAACACATCACTATCCAACATTAGCAGTACCAATATTAGCGATTCGTTAATTCCAGCAATAAATGATGGATATGATCTAGGCTCAGACAGTAGTCGTTGGAGAGATGGTTATTTCGGAGCAGAAACGTTACATATTGGCAATAGCATAGCAGATGAAGCTAGGATCAGTTACGATGGAACTGCTGATAAGCTATACATTGGCATAGGCGATGGTCAGCATATAACGGTTAAGTCAGATGGTTACGTAGGCGTTGGTACGACCAATCCATTGTTTAATCTTGAAGTAAATGGAACATTTGGAGCAACAACCAAGTCATTTATCATAGATCATCCTCTGAAGCCTGGAAAAAAATTAAGACATGGATCATTAGAAGGTCCAGAAAATGGCGTCTATGTTCGTGGTCAACTGGATAATGAATCTGTAATAGAGTTACCAGACTACTGGACAGGATTAGTTGATGAGTCTACGATCACTGTTAATTTAACGCCAATTGGCGGGCACCAGAAGCTTTACGTAGATATGATAGATGATAATTGTGTGCACATAAAGACAGAGTCTTTGTCTGCACCAATAAAGTGTTATTATACTATTTTTGCTGAACGTAAAGATGTTGCTAAGCTGATAGTAGAGCCATTATGAGCATGATCATCGGACGTTGACACTGTATCTTGTTCGCATCTTGGAACTACCAATACCAAAACTGGATCAAATGCTAGAGGAACCCTGTATCCAGTCTTATATTCTTTTAATGGTCAATCATTGTACGAATGGATACTAATAAGAAAATATTCATCTGGAACAGTCAGTACCACAGTGGGTAGTGAGGTCGCAATATAATGCCTTTATTTATATTTATTCCTAGTGAAGCAGCTATTGGCGGCGACCTTTTTGGCACGCCTCTAGCGCCTTTTGACTCGGAAGGTCACATTCCTATAAATTCGAACATAGTTTTTGGTATCAGTGCTACTGGAACCGTTATATTTGATTATTCGTCACTTACAATTAAAATAAACAATGTGGACGTAGTCACCGCTGGAATCCCGATAGCAGGATATTCGTTATCACTAGCTCGTGGGCAGTTTTACAACACAACTGGATTAATACTTACATTAACACACCCAGCCAACCTTTCGACATTTACTACTTATACTATAGATGCTTTATTTAATACAATTAATTTAAAAGAATACAGTATGCACTATACGTTTACAACAAGCGATAGATTGACATTTAATTCCAACTTTCAATTTGGCAACACAAATCTTAACAGGTATTATTTTGACTATAGTTTTAGAGAAAATAGTCAAAGTATTGGTAGTTTTGCAACTCCGTCTTTAAATTATAATGGTTTTAATTTATTGGAGAGCCCAGCATCGAGCACCAAGATAATCTTGCAGGCAGATAGTGTGGCTGGTATACCTGACGTATTAAATGAGGAATTTGGAACATTCTCTCATATTGTGGCAACCCGTCTTGGTGATGACATCAATGCATCAAATGGTTTAACCGAAGGTAGTGTAGATGAGCAAAGAATTATTTATAACAGTATAATAGCTACTATGAATACTAATAAAGGTGATACTTACAGTCAAAAAGATGCTCGCACAGCCGAATCTCAGGGACAGCCGACACCGTTTCCCACCATGTTAGGACCAAGATTTGGTGCCAAGGCGCTAGATAGACAGGTTGATTCTTTAAAGATTCAAAAACGAACCGAAGATGCGTGACTATCAATATAAATGTAGAGATGAAACCTTTACAAGATAGGATAAAAGATGACAGCTAAATATCAAGCAGGTACATTTACTCATGAGGTGGATCTTTGGAAGAAGATCACGGATCTAATGCTTAGTGCAGGCTGGACCGTCCAAGCTACTATAGCAGACGGTTATGATAAAGTATTTACCTCAACTGGTGAAGATGGTTACGCTATTAATTATCTGCGCGTAGCTGCAAGAAAACAAGATGAGTATCGTGAAAACTTCGGATACAGTCAGCGCTTAGATAGCGATGGCTATAGTGGGTTTGTCAATTTTTTTGCATACCAATTCTTTCCAACTACTGGCACCTCATCTGCTGATGGCTACAGTGAAATAGGTAGGATGGGACCAATTCTTTATGTTATTGACCAAGACAGTGTAGGTGACATTCGTCGTATTAATTTAATCACATCAACTGCAGCCAGCCCACGAGTGACCGATCATAGTGCAAACATAGGCTTTTGGCCAGATAGAGATGCAATGGATCAAGCATTTAATAGTGGCGGAGCAAGATTTGATGGTAGTAAATTTATTTACTTTCAACATGATCTTGGTCAACTAAGAAGATATAATGTTTCTACTGGTACCACCACTTTTATACAGCAACCAATAAATAGATTTATAGCCAATGGATTTACTCAATTAAAATCTACTGATAGATATTATCTATTAGGACTGACCAACAATGGCACTGCTGGCTTTCAGTCCATACTTTTTGAGTTTAATTTTAATGACGTATTAACATCATCTAAATTTATAGCTGACCCACCGTGGGCCAGTAGCTCACATGCCCCAAGAATAGTTGGCTATGATAGGTATTTTTATGCGGTGCGCGGAGCTAGCAGCACAAATTTTGCAAGATACGATATTTTAACTAACACATGGACGTCATTGACCAGCACCAACTTGCCCAACGTCTATAGTGGTGCTTCAATGGTATTTGTTACCAGACAACAAACTGGCTTATCAAAACATCGTATTTATTTATTAACTGGAAACTCTACCAATAGCCTTAGATATATTAATGTAGAAGATGACGGCTCTATATTAGATGCATCATGGACTATTGCAACTGGCGCTCCATTTTCTAGCCTTAGTGGTTCTCAGCCTGGATTTGAGTGGGACGGATACGATGGAATATTTTACAATCCAGGTGAAGGCGGATCTACTTTAAATGAATTTTATAGATACAATATTAGTACAGGGACCTGGACATTAGTAGATTCTAATTTTATGCCACAAGATATTAATGACGTATGTACGTTACAATTACACAATGGACTGCAATCGCGTGTCCGCGCAGAAAACAATAAGCCTGGACAAAAATACTGGCTATTCGTAGATAAAGATAGGATAATCACTATTACCAAAGATGCCTCAGGATTCTATACCTATTGCTATGCTGGTGCTATAGAGAGTTATTATGATATCACTACAAAGGCGATTACAACCTCATCGGTATCAGCAGGTGCAGGTGTAGTAATTCCAGTAAATAATACGAGTCGATTTACCATAGGTGAAAAAGTGCAAATACAGGGCGTTGCCCCAACCGACTTTTTTACGCACGTAGGTTTAGATAATCGTACTAGAAAATTTATTAGAACTGAGCACTTTACTATTAGCGCAATTAATGCTGGTGTCAGTATTACCGCTACATCACTAAATGGTAATTATAGTGCTGGATCTAGAATTGCAAGTGATATTCAAAATACCATATTAACAGTAGAAGGAACTCGTTGGGCTCAGGCTCTTAACAAGCCAAATACTACCAATAGTTTTGCATCTGGTGATCAAGCGGAGCAAATGTATTTAGTTCAACCAGCAGTCTCAACAACACAAACAGCACTAACAGATTTGAATGATAGAACTGGTCAGTTTATATTATGGCCATTCGTCGTCTCTAGCGAGAATCTTACTAATTATTCAGGCAAAGAGGTGAGAGGTCAACTAAAAGGCGTTTTTGTGGCTGGTTCTGGTACAGGAGCATCAGAAGATGTGATAGAAATTAATGGACAACAATATATAATGTTTTCTATCGCAAGACAGGAAGATACTAGATTCTTCGTCTTCGGGCCTGTAGTTTAATAATGGTGATATAATATGGCTACTTACGGATCTGGCATAGCATCAAACTCTGTTGACTTGTGGAACAAGATAGACGGATACATCTCGACCACCGCTGGTTGGAGTATTTATGACACATTTAGCAGTGGCAATGTAAAGGAGCGCGTATATGTATCGGACGGCTACTCTGGCAATGAGAAGATATATGTGCGCATGCGTACTGGCGCTGTAGACCCGCATCGTAACGGTGTGACTCTTAAAAAAACAGGCGCAGATGATGGCTATACTGGCTCGGTCGCATTTAATATGTATCAGTATTGGAATGCTACAGCACATGATGGTTATGGAGAACTCGGCATTTTTGGCCCAAGAGTAATTTATGTTAGAGGATCTGGTACAAACCAGGTATTTATTACAGATTTTCAACAATCTATTTTAGGAAATTGGGCCTCAGAGATTGTTAGCAACTTATCAATAACAGCATATACTGAAAGAAATAATTCGCCTATTTCAAGCCCAACTTGGGATGGAAAGAAGTTTATTTATATACCAAGTAGCGACAATGGCTTTACGAATCGCCACGATTTCATAGAAAATGCAAATGCTCAATTTGCAAGTCCTACGACCTTTGTGAATACAAGAGGCACGTATGGCACATGCTATGTTCTTGATAGTGCCACAGATACAGAGTATCTTTACGGATTTAGTCAAAGTACAATATCTACTACAGAATTCTATAGATTAAATTTAACAACCAATACGTGGCAAGGTCGTGCCGATCCGCCATGGGCCTCTTCGGCAGAAGCGGGCAAAATATGTTGGGATGGTTACAACACGCTCTATGCAATGCGTTGTCAGTCTACCACCTCATTTGCTTATTATAATATCTCAGCTAACACATGGACATCTGGTCCCGCATTGCCATTTACAGCCTTTAGAGGCTCAAATATTATTTATGTGCCAGGAACGGCTACAAGACCGAATAGGCTTTATGCGAATGCTGGAGAATATAGTACAGCGATGGCCAGGCTAGATTTAGCAGCCGATGGCACACCATCAGGTTCGTGGGTTAGCACAGCATCTGCGCCATACGGCATGGGTGATACTACTGAAGGCGGATGTAGATTGTATTATTTTGGTGGTGACTACATTTGGGTAGGCCCGACAAGAAATCTGACTGGTCAAGAGCTGATGCGATACAGCATCACTAATAACAACTGGACTAACCAGGCGGGTACTGCGGGTCAGGCGTATGATAATTGGGCTCACGTCACCTCTCACGGCGGAGGCGGCGGCGCACATCCACAGAATCATCAGACCTACATACCAGTCAAAGATGGCTCACCTACGCAGTTCTGGTACTTCGGTGATGCAGATCGCATAGTGGTAGTCACGAAAGACATTAATAATGTTTATGACTTTCTGTATGTTGGAATGATAGATAGTTATTACACAAGGCAACAGACAACCATTACTACCGCTTTAACTCCAGGCATAGAAAAATCCGTAACAGTGGCTAATGGAGCTATATTCTCTGCAGAACAAAAAGTGTCGTTATATGATCCAAGCGGCAATTCTGCCATAGTATCTCATGATGGTCTCGACGGAAACATAAGAAGATATGTACCAGCAGAAATTGTTACAATCAAATCAGTAAGTGGCAATAATTTAGTACTTTATAGTGTTTCAAATACATATGCAGCTGGAACTAAAATTGGCGTAGATCTTGCACCGTATGGTATAACTGGATATAGAAATCATTTGATACAAATGAATAATCATATTCCGAAATCGACGTCGGCTTATAGAGCACCAACCAGTTCTAATACATCACAAAATGCACAACTTTATAAGTATGTTTGTCCAGTTCCAGCAGAAATTACAACGCAATCTGCCAATGAATCAAGAACATCTCAATACATGTTGTGGCCATTGGTTGTTCAAGATACATCAACATTCTCAGGTGATGAAGTAAGAGGACAACTTAAAGGTGTATATATCGTAGATAATAATGGAGCTGCTGCAGCAGGAGATGTAATAACATTCCAAGGTAATACGTATTTATTATTTAGTTTTAATTCAACATTTTATAATGAATCTAGGTTATTCGCATTCGGACCATTATCATGATAAGTAAGGAGAAAGTATGACGCAAGTAGATATTTTGACACAAAATGGTGTGTATAAGATAACTAACACCATAAATGGCAAAATACATATTGGGTCAGCCGCAGGCAGTAGCGGATTTCAACGCCGTTGGGAAAAAGGATATAATAAATACTTGACTAATGCATTCTTAAAATATGGTACTGATAATTTTAAAATCGAGATATTACAAATATGCCAGCCACAGTTTCGCTCAGCTTGTGAGCAGGTATATTTAGATTATTATAAACCACGGAATGAAAGTGATGGTGGATATAATATATGTAAAATTACAAATTTATATTAAGGTACCAGATTGTGCACATCTTATTCTGATGAGACTAGATCAAAAATGAGCCAAAAGCATATTGGTATTAAGTTTAGCCCAACCACTCTCGCAAAAATGGCAGTGGCTAAAACTGTCCGCAATTTATCACAAAATCATAAAGATAAAATAAGTGCTTCAAATATGGGCAAAAAATTATCTAAGGATGTAAGAGCAAAGATTAGTAACAGTTATATTAAAACGCTCATCGAGCGTATAGATATAAATACTGGTGAAGTTAAAGAGCATTCGTCACAAACATAAATTGTTGGTGATGGATTTAATCAAGGAAATGTTTTTCAATGTTTAGTTGATAAATAAAAAAACTAGCAATGGATATTTCTGGAAATATATGGAGAATAGAACATGACACAGGTGGAACTTATAAATAAATTTCTTGGTCGCACGGATCTATCTGAAACCGAGCTCCTTTTAAAGACCAAGGTGGTTAACTTAGACCAGGCACTCGCAGCCTCAAGAAAAGAGCTTGAGGATCTGAGTGCCAAGACCAACGAGAAGCAAAGCGAGGTGTTATCATTAACACAACAATTACAGGCTCTTCTTGGATTAGTACTAGACGTTCAAACGCAAAAAGAGAGCGCTGCACAACCACTAGAGGCACCAGCCCCATCTGATGCAGTCGCTGGAGTGTGATATGAGTGAAGATAAAGCAATTAGAAAAGTAGGTACAGTATTATCATTTAAAGATCATAAGGGGTACGGATTTATTCGTGAAGAAGACTCTGGCAATGATATATTTTTCCATTGGTCGTATTTGCAAATAGATGGATATAAAACAGTAAAGCCAGGTACCAAAGTCTCTTATGAAATTGGTGCTAATCACAATGGACCTATGGCAGTAAAGATTCGTTTAGAGCAATGAAATCTACCAGGCCAGAAATATGGTATTACAATCCAACTCAGCGAGACATACCGCTTGCGGAGTTGGATATGACTATTAAGTCACATAAGTGCATAAATCTTTTAAAATACAATCCAAATTTAACATTGGATAGAGTTTTAAAATCAGAGGCAAACGGCGTACTTAAAAGATATGTTGATGCTGGCAAGCTAATAAAAGTAGACAAGCCTATTATAAATAAAGATGCAGCGCCTAGATTTGCCGAATCTAAGGAACCTATATACTCTAAAACTCACAGTATAATAAATATAGATCCAAAAGAAAAAGATTTTATAGATCAGCTAGAAAGCGATTTTATAGAAGATTCTCCAATGGATAATACCAAGCAAGTGGCCATTAATGAAAAGTTCTTAAAAAAAGTAGATCTCGAAGGTTTTGCTGATCCACTAGAAGAGCTTGTTGGCGAATAACCTCTATTAATAAATAGCTTATTAGATGCTAACTATAGCTTATTTCTGGATTTGCATCAATGGTTCAATACGTTTATAATAGATCTGTAGTTCCTGTTACAGAACAAATAAAGCTAGAAGTGCAGTTTCGTGACTCTGCGGGCAACGCAAAGGACACGGACGGTTACTATCCTACCATTAATATAATAGATGCTGCAAGTACCAATGTGATTGCCCCGACAACCACGGGCGTCGTCCGTGTCGGGGTCGGGTATTATCGCTATGCTTTCACTATACCAGATGGGTACACAAGTGGTATCTGGAATGATATTTGGACTGGTGTAGTAGACGGATATTCTATTACAGCCGTATTTGATTTTAACGTAACCTCAGCAGGCTCTATTGAGGCGGTAGGTACAACTGCACCAGTAGAGATGCGGATTGGTGATGATCCAGTAAATGCGTGGACGCAGGAAGAGATTCTTGGAATAAATGTATTACTCAAGCTTTTAAAAGCTAGATTAAAAAACAATGCATTTAAACCAGACGGCACGCCGTGTAATGTTTTTAGTGATGATGAGCTATTAGGATTCTTGTGTGCAAGCTTGTCCGAATTTAATTCTACACCAACAATTACAACCTACTCTTTTGATAGCCCAGTTATTTACAGGCTTTTTCCAGATGCAATTACACAGGGCGCGTATTTGATTAGCATGGCAGCCCAAGCCACGGTGGAAGCAGGTCGAGAGTTCACGTTAAACGATAATGGTGTTACTATTAATCCACCACCCGTTAGTAGTACTATTACTACTCTATATAATGCTCAATTGTCTGATTATAGAGCAAAGTTGAAGGAAATAAAGCGAAATCATCGCCCAGGTCCGATTGCCTATACTGCTGGTGGTCTTTTGACATCGAGCACAAGCGTCAGGAAAATGAGGCATCTTCGTGAGAGATCCATAATCTAATAATAATATTATACCAACTCAGTAAAGGGGTGTGCTATGGCCGATATTCGTCCTACGAAGGGAACTTTTCAACATTTTAGTGGCACAGGCGCTAATGTAGTTAGGTTTGAAAGAACCGTTACTAATTTAATTATCACCGTAACTGGAACGGTACAGTTTGGAGTTGATGGTATTAAGTACGTAACATTAGCTGCTGGAACACACCAATTATTAAATGTCCCTATTAAAGATTTATATTTGATTGGCGGCGGAACCTACGAAGGTTTCGGCGTTGCACTCTGAGGTTTAAGTGTTTGAATTAATTGCTTCTTTAGGTAGTGCTGCTCTACAATATGGCGCCCTCGGTTTCGGCTGGGTGCTTGCTGTTATATTGCTTGCATACTTTATTAGAAGCCTCAAAGCTAGAGATAAAGAGCTCATGCAAGTTAAAACGCAACACATAAATGACGTAAAGTTGTGGGGATCTAAGCTAGAACAGTTGCACGAAAAACAAAGTAAAATAGTCTCTGATTTAACCGATAAGCGCGTCGAGGATCTCAAGGAATTGGTAGATGATTATAATGAGATTGCTACTAGTATGGTGACTTCTCTTGATAAGCTAGCCAGCAGCATTAAATCTAAAAAACAAGATTAACTAATAGAAGATCTTGTTTCGGAGTTTATACATGGAAAATATCGATAACTTAAAGTCTAAAAGCAAGCAAAGTAAAAAGATTGCAAAGGAAAAAATGCTCAAGTTATTAGAGTATATTGATGATACAGAATGTGTAGAAATAGACGGCGATGGCGAGGCTGTTGCTTGTATAATCGATACCGCAAAGACTAAGGTCAAGTCTAAAATGCGAAAGTAATGTATGGACCAAATATGTCTAAAAAACAAATTGAGGATAAAGAGCAGGAACTACTTGATAAGGTACGAGATCTTTTAAAGCACAGCGCTATCGTAGCGCAAATGTTTGAAAAGTTTGATACATCAATTAAAAAAATTGAAGATGTACCAATTCAATTTTCAGATATAGACGTATCGGCAAAGACAAAAGATAAGAAAATATATCTTAATAATGCACTAATTGATGACGGTGATTTTACAAATCATATACATTATGTAGTACACGAATTGTGTCATTTTTTGCAACAATCTAATGGAGAAGTATCTAAGTATAAAAACTTAGATGAAATGGACTATTTAGACCAGCCAACTGAAATAGAGGCTTTTAACTATCAAATAAAATTTATTAAAGAGCTAGATGGTCAAAATGCGGCCGATAAGTACTTAAAAGACTTACTGGACTTTCATGAATACAAGGGCACAGCTCGTGATAGGAAATCGCATGAGTTATTGGAATAGGTGTAATAAATGGTTTGCATGCTTTCTGCACCACAATGGAATGATGCCCAGCAAGTTGGACTTAAGTCTGCTATAGAAAATGTAGCAGATAATACGGTTGTATTGACTTGGAATTCGGCATCCGCTACTCTGCCAGCCGATCAATTTTATTATTTAATCTATCATTCTACAGATGCCAATACGATATATGATGCTCCAAAATACATTAGTCTAGAAACACGAGTAGCCATTCCGCTAACACTAGTTTCTCCAGACGATTATTTCGCAGTTCGCCCTGCACAGCTCGGCACCACGTCAATTTTTAATGGCACCAATTTGACAGAGGTGTTTCCAGACGGATATGCATTTGCTTCACCAGTTGAACTAAGTGCACCATTTGCCCCACTTGATGGATATATTTTTGTAAACTCTATAAGTGGATATCCACTTATAGATGGATATTTGTCAATAGGCACGGAAATAATTCAGTATGCTAATTCCATTAGCTCATTTATGGGCTCACCAGCATTTTATATTGCCAACAGAAATCCGTACGGATGCAATGATGCGTATGGTGGCACGTATCCGACTGGTACCACAGTTAGTTTACACAAAGGTTTTGAAAATAAAGCTGGATCAAGAGTTAAGGGGCTTCATTCTTGTGGCTTAAACAGACCAACTTGGGCTGACTTATTATTCCCAGGAGTGCAGAAGGTTAAGGATTTAGGCATAGGAACTTCGGTAGAGGTTTCTTGGAATTATGCAAAACCTCCACCTGGTTTCTCTAACTTGTACTATAATGTGTATGCTGATACCAATCTTTATACGCTTGGTACAGGGCAGCCATTTGGTATTACTAGTGGTTTAAGCGCAGTGGTACCTGGATTACATCCAGGTGACGGATATTATTTTGCAGTAAGGGCAACGTACTTATTTGATGCATTAGATACAGCGTCAATGGAATTGATAAGCAACGAATTTTATGCTTATCCAACACCTGCCACGATTAACGAGTTAGATGGATACTATTCTACATATGAAACGGGCCCATTGAGAGTAAATAGTACAGACGGATTTCCAAGCTCAGGCTTGTTACGTATTGGTTCCGAAATACTTGAATACTCTGGTATTACACCAATTACTTTTATCATATCACGCCGCGATGTATTTGATTTCCAAAATACATATGATTATCCAAACGGAACAGTAGTAGAACTATTTAAAGGAATAGAAGACGGTAACACTGTTGTGTATATGTCTACGCCCACATGGACTGCTAGGTCCGCTTGGCTGCCACCAACGCCAGGCGATGGGTATGATGGATATCTTTACATGCAAGACGCAGATGGTTATAGATCTACTCAAGTTAATAATATTACTGAAAATCATGAAGAATTTGAAGAAAATAATATTGATTATAATTCAGAAGATTATTGTGGATTCAGAAGTCAAAACTTCGTAGACCTTTATACTAGACAGCAATGCGGAACCTATTTGGGTGGTCGCATCGGTGGATTTAGCGGAGGCATAGATGTGTTTGAAGCAAATACTCAAAGACAAGAAATGCTTTTGGGCTTAACTGGTGAGCCATTTATCTTACTTCAAAGAAAATGGGAGGGCCGTACTTGCCCAAAATTATCTCTAAGAAATGAGCATCCTCATCAACGCTGTTCTAATTGTTATGGCACGACATTTGCTGGAGGATATGATCGCTATTTAAATCCAAGAGAAATTCAGCCAGCGGTAGCGAATCCAAATGGATTTATTATGGTACGTGTAGCACCATACACTGACGATCTCGGAATTTTTGATAATCGCGGCCTTTCTAACGAAGTGGTGGAAATAGATGCTTGGACTACGGCAATACCACTCATTAAAGATAGAGATATACTTATTAGATATGTATATGACGTAGAGTATGGTGTTGTGAGAGAAGAGTTTAGATACGAGGTACTTTCTGTTACTAGAAACAAACTATTGTTTGGTAAGGACGGAGCACAAAAATTCCGTATTAAAAGACTTAATAAAACAGAAGAAGTGTATAAATTTAAGGTGCCATTGGTGTAATATATGACTGGAACAACATACCCAAACTCCATAGATGGATATATTAGTTTGCCACTATTGGTGGACAATGTCTCACCAGTCGTTGCTGATGATCACAATAGATTACGAAATACAATAGTTACAATTGAAAATGAGCTTGGAACAAATCCTAGCAGCACTTATGGAACCGTAAAAGATAGACTTGATGCTATAGAGGCCTCAATCTCTGGTATTTCTAATAATCAAAATAGAATAGGCGCTGCCGAAGACGGTTCATATACAGATGGTCTGTTCACAGATTTTGTATCAAGTACGCCTATAGGCACCGCAGTCGATAGATTCAATGAAGTGCTAAAAGAACTGGCTCCATCTCCAGCGCCTAACTTATCTAACATAAGTTATACTACTGGCCTGGGCACTGCGGGCAAGGTTTCATTTGGAATATCAAATACAATTAGTACTTATTTCAATGTTACCACTGCCGATGGAGATTCTGCCCTTGATATAAATGGTACTGTTACCAGCGCAGCTTCTTTAGCTGTACGTAAAGGTATTTATGCAAGTGGCGTAGTTAAGCAAGGAGAGTTAGCTAGCAATGTACCAGCAGGCGCAGGAAGCCCGACTCCCGCTTATCCTGCAAAATCTATAGGAAATGGCGATCAAGGTTTGCTTCAATTGTTTGTCAATGGAGCCCTCTCGCATCAAGTAGATCTGAGCACGTTTGGTTCTGGCTCTAGTCTGAATGCAAACGGCTCAGGTTTTATCAACCTATCATCGGCAACCAGCGTATCTTTTCCTAGTGGTGCACCATTTAGCTTATTTAAGTATAGAACTGGCGAGTGGATAGTTACCCCACAAGATCAGCGTAACGGCCATAATTATGTGCAAGTAAAGCATGTAATTGGCAGCAACACGTATACTACAAATATGTTTGGATGGGTTAATGACGCCGATGTCACAGCGACCACATTTAGTGGTGAGAATTTATATGCCCTTGCAATGACTGGATCCAAATTTATATCTGGCGTTCAATATCACACAGCTGGTACTGCTAGTTATGATATTACAGTATCAAATTTACATAGAAATACTTATAGCTCTTCAGCATCAGCGATAAGTCATGGTGCCTCTATTAATGTCAGTATTCCATCTACGGCATTAGGCTCAATAGCTACACAGTCTGATACCGAAATCATTACTGCTAAAGTAGCAACTGTTACTGGCACAAGACTATTGAATGCAACCATTACTGGCAAAACTTCGGTGGATAGAACTGTGCAGTCTGATTTAACTAGCACAGGAGCATCGATAACTGGTATATTAATGGACACTGTTTCTGATGATGCAACCGCAACAAACGAGACATTAAATGGAGAAAAATTCAGAGTTCCATCGAATAGATCATTGACTGATACTAGTGGATTCACTCTGAGCGGCGCTAGTCTGTGGATATCTACTAACAATCTGATCACTGGACCAGCTGGATATAATGATGGTCTGCTGGTTTATAATGGAGGATTGTTTTACCCAAACAATGCGTCTGTAGCAAATAATGGTAATTTCTCAGCAGTAGCAAATGGACCTGGCGGCAATCCCAACTATAGCACGGCTAGCGGAACCAGGACTTATTGGAGATATTTTTATTTCAGTAGTGCCACGCAGAATTTCGTATTAAACGTAACTTCCAGCGGTTGTTCATTTATTTCGACAGCTTCTGCACTTGGGCTCAATAATGGAAATGTTCACATGGAATTGTTAGCCCCAAACACAACCTCTAATGGAGTCAGTATTGAGTTCAAAGATTGTGTAACCGCATATACTACTGATAATGCAATAGGATGTTTTGCAGCTACGTATGGACCAACAATACCCACCAATTGGGGCGTAACTCTTGGAACAAAGAGTACCGCAACATCTGGCAATGCAATAATATTAAGAGTAACAGTAGGCAATGGTTGGACTGGCACAATTAGTAATATAAGTCTAATAGGTGTATGAGGAATTTAAATGGCATTTTTAACAGATACATTAGCACGTGCTGCATTTAAAAGAACTCTTGGCAAAGGACATACTTCAGGCTCTAAGGATTTGTCCAATGAGGCCGAGACATCTTTTATTACTATTGCCGCGCGCGATATATTTGCAGATAGAATACCAACCACTCCTGCTAGTGCTATAGCCGCTGGCGTATCTACGTCATTAGTGTCCTTAACTTTAACACTAGATCCATCATCAAATGGAAAGGCTTACCTTGCATCGATTGCTACTGTAAGCGGGAGCCCGCTAGAAGGAAAAATAAATCCACGTACTGGCGCACCATTTGCTGATACAGATCGAGTAGGATTTTTAATTCCTCCACAATATGGGACTGATTTCCGTGCAATACTAAAGAATAATGGTACAGAAATAGCTCCATCATCTGCACAAGATTGGTTTATTGATTATGTTGCTGGCATAGTAACATCAGAAGACAATCTTAGTTTGGTTAATGGAACATTAGAAGCATATGTTTATAATGGAAGATATCTTGACTCAGTAGTTATTACACATGATCTTTTTACCACACAGGCTGACGGCTATGGCGTATTTGCTAAAGGGCCAGGCGGCACTGATGGATATAGTATTGTAACTAACAATGTTGGTATCGGCACTACAACACCATCTGAGAAATTAACCATTAGTACTTCAGCTAACGGAGGTATTGCTATTAACAACAGCTCTACTAACGACCCTACTTTAAAGTTTAAACTTTTAAATGTAGATACATTCATTGCTGGTATAGATAATTCTGATGGTGATAAGTTCAAGATTGAAAGAGGGTCATTACTAGGAACCAATAACGATATTGTTGTAAACTCTACAGATGGGTATGTTGGGCTCAATGTTTCATTGCCTACTCAGAGATTACATCTTAACGGCAGCCTAAGAGTAGGCATTAACAATAGTGAAACTATTATAAGCGATAGCGACCTTGCACTAGGCTCAGAGGGATCGCTTCTATTAGTATCGGATTCAAGTTCTATAACAGGTACTCCATCTGGAGACATTATATTTGGCGCAGGCTCCGCAAATGCTGCAAGTAATGCCACATTTGCAAGTATGTTCCCAGCAAGCGTTCCGCGCCGTGAGTACATGCGTATTAGAGCTTCAGACGGATACGTCGGAATTGGAACCACAATTCCATCAACAAATGGTAGATTGACGATTGCCAACGGCAACTTAAGCTTGCTTAGCGGTGGTGTCTCCGTAACTGGTGGTAATTATATTATCAATAATGACAATGCTTATGTCGGCATGGACTCTCAGAACAATTTGTTTTGGAGCAATACTACTGGCGATGGCGTATTGAATTTTAAGTCATCAGGATTTATCAACATAGATTCTAACAATAACGATGCAGATACAAAAGCTCTTTTCATAGGAAAGAATCAGTCGGGATCAGCTACTAGCAGCAATCTTGTTACAATACAAGAAGCTGGACGAGTAGGTATTGGCACCACAAACCCAGATTTTAAACTAACTCTGCATGGCTCCTCAGGTGGTGCCACAACATTTAAAGCAAACGGCATATTGTTACGCGCCACTAATACCAGTAGTGCTGGCGAAGCCGTGGTTGCTTGGCAAAGTGATGGCCCAGGAAATATTGCTGCGAACTACTGGATGGCTGGTATAGATGATACTGTTTCTGGACTTAATTTCGGATACGGAACCACATTTACGAATACTAGCATGATCATGCACATCGGAACAGATGGTTACGTGGGCATAGGCACTACAACGCCTAAGGCAAAAATGAATGTTTATGATGGATATGATAGCCCTACTCAGACTGACTTTACACAAAATTTACACTCTCCAGGCTTCTTGGTAACATCTGACTATGTAAGCGGAAATTTCACACCTGGATTGTTCTGGTCTACGCAAGATGATAATAATACCAAGCCTAAGGCTGGCATATATACCAAGCTAACTGCTAGTGGAAGTTATTTGTATTTTGGTACATCAAATTCTTATGCCACAGGCATTACCAATGATGCTATGGTTATTAGATATGATGGTAACGTTGGTATTGGCACGACCAATCCTGCTTATAATTTACATATAGGCGCTGGTACTGTGACAAATAGCGCTCAGAGCAAGGTGGCACTTACTAATGTAACAAATAATCAGCGCGCAGCATTTGTAGCCAAAGCATTAGACTCTGGAGGTGTTGCTGTAGAAAGTATTTATGAGGCAAGCGGCACTGAGCAACGTGTGATACTAGGCGCTGCCACTAATCACGAGGTACAATTAAGAACCAATAATACTGTTAGGCAAACATGGTTGACAACAGGTGAAGTGGGTATAGGTGTTACAAATCCTACAGAGCGTTTAGAAGTTAGCAACGGATCTTCTGCTGTAGATATATTTGTTGCCAAAGAAAACACTACAAATGTTTTCGTTTTGGCAGACGGCATGTCGGCACCATCAGCAAATAATTCTATTTTAACTGGTGCAACTACGGCAATCGCAAGTTGGAAGACGCCACAAGATTTGGACCTTGCAGTTAGACTATCAACCTACATTCACTTTGAAGACTTCCTTTTGGCAGAGGGTCATACAGGTGCTTCACTAACTAATAATGAAATTTTATCCAATGGATATCTTGTCAAGAATAGCGGCGCAACAGTAGATGCCAGAAGCTCTGGTTCAGTAACATTAAATCATCCTGGCGTGGTAGATATGAGCGTATTAACATTGAATAACTATGCTTCACTCATGTGGGGCGGCGGTAGCTCATTTACAGTAGATACAGGACAAGTATTTAAGTTGGTAGGATACTTCGATATTAGAACCTTGAATGGCGCAGATGATCAGAAGTTCGTATTTGGTGTGACATCATCTATTACAGGAGATCCAGGTGTTATTGGTACCAGTGATGTTGTGCTTATATATGATAATACCTCTAGTAATTGGAGATCATCTGTCAATGGTGTATTACACACCAGTAGTTTTACAGTAGCAACTGGCTGGAACAAGTTGGAGATTCAATTTACAGGAGGCGGCAGCACAGTGTCGTTTACAATAAACGGTTCGATTTATAGCAGAGGAAGCGTTACATTACCATCCGCTACAACAGATCTGTATATCTGGTGCGGCATTAAAAAAGTAAACGGTAGTACTACTACATTTACCATCGGCGTTGATTGCATCGGATTTAGTATTTCAAATATAACAAGAGGATAATATGGGATTAAAAAAATCGGTAACAACTAATTTCGGTATAGATGCGGAGAATGCGTATCATCGCATTAAAAGCGTGCGTGGTGAAAATGGTGGGGAGATAAGATATCATGTCGATATCTATTTTAATGAAGAGGCGCGTAATCAGGGCAAGGTGCCCATGGAAGAAAAAATGTATGTAGTTCCAGGCAATCTTAGATCTCGCCTGGGAGTTATTACAGAATTGTATAATATATTAAAACAGGAGCCAGGCTACGAAGGCGCAGAGGATGTATTAGAACCAGACTTCTTTCCACATATAAGTACCTATATTTCAAATGCTTATTTGATATCAGCGGCATCGATAAGTGGACTAGATAGAGACACAATGAGCGTTACTAATGGCACAGTAGATGGAAAATTTATTATGGATGGATACATAGTATCTGGAACAATTACAGAAGCGAATATAACAAATATTTCTATTGTAAATGATGGATATAAGAATGGCCACATATCTGGTGCAAATATAGATGGTTACATCATTCAGGTTTTATAAGGAGATTTATGAAAAACATATTAGTTAAATTGGCTGAGGTGGCCACACAATTAGATGAGGCTGGACATAAAGAGCAGGCTGACAAAATAGATGCTGTATTGCAGCAGATAGCCGCTCAACTGACTTCCACTGCGGACCAAGGCGTGCCTTTCATGGGTGGGGCAAACTTAAGTCGGGAGGAAAGAGAAGCCATGGGTCTAAAACCAGAGGCTCCAGCTACACCAATTCCTCCGTCGGTAACTGGGAAAATAGTGATGCGTAGTAAGACTAACGAGGCTGCAGGCTTTGGATTTTTCGGCGCAGACCAAATTGAAAAGGCCATAAAAGAAGGTAAGGTAGATAAGGCCGTCGCAATTAAAGCTATGCAAGATTATTTGCAAGCTCAAAATTATCCAAATATTGGACAGACAGTTGAAGAACTCATCTCTAGTCTTGTTGGAGGAGTTGGGTTCCCAGTTAAAGCAAAACAGAGCCCAGAAGTATACGGCGGCAAATCCTTCTGGCAAAGAATATTTGGTAAATAAGGAAGCAATATGAGCAAGTGGCAAAAAGTTTTAATAGCAGTATTAGGAGCACTGGTACTGCTAATGGGTCCTTCGTCTGTATTTATGTTATACAAAATAAGAGACCTTAGCGATGCTTTGAAAAGTGCTCAGAATATAATTGATGCAAAAGAAGCTGGAATACAAGAGCTTAATAACAAATTGAAAATTGCCGACTCGGATCTTCTAACAAAAGATGCTTTAAATAAAAAATATGCTGATGAACTAGCAAGTCTAGAGTCTGATTTTAAAAATATAGTAAAAAAATATAATCTAGAATTAGAGAGCCGTGATAAGGTTATCGCGCAGCTTAAGGGCAAGGTTAATGGCGGCACTACTACGGTAGCTATTAAAGAGTCTGCTGATTCTGGAGCAACAGGTGACAAACCATCCACACAGGTGATTAGCTATTCTTGGCAAGATCCAGCCAAAAGATTCAAGTTAACAGATCCAGATATTTTTACAAAAGACAATGAATCTTTTGAATATAAGCAAAAAGTAGCAGTAACTGGCTATGTTTATACTGATCTCACTGGAGAGCTTAAAATAAGGAAATTGACTCTGCAAGAGGTTATAACAGATAGTACTGGCAAACAAGTACCAGTAGATGGCTCAAACATAGAAGTGATTGATAATAAGTTTGAATATATAAAATTACAACCAAACGAAAAATCAATGTGGGATATTTGGCACCCTAGGTTGCTAGTGTCATTTAATAGCCAGTTATATCCAGGAATTGGTGTTGAATTAATAAATTTGGGAAGATATATAGATTATGCTAATATTAGTTTAAATACTAAAATTGCCATAAATCCCACAAATGGTTTAAGTGGTCTTAAAAGTTCTACCGTCGGAGTCGGCTTGGCTTATCAATTAGCGCCACCATTATTGGATACAAATTTGGGACTTGGAGCTGGCATAGCCACCCCTATGGATAATTTTCTAGGCAGATATATTGTAACAGTTGATGCAATATTTTATCTTACAAACTAGGAGTAGTAGGTGTCTAGATATCCCAATGAATTAGATAACGATGTAGATATTCCATCTGTTAGTGACAACATTACAGAGGTTGCCGCAGAGACTATTAATGCTCTGCGTTCCTCTATTTTCGCTATTCAGTCTGCATTGGGCGAAAATCCGCAGGGCGCAGCCTCCGATCTTAAAACAAGACTTTCTTACTTTTTTAATGATGATGGCACCCCAAAGCAAAGCGCATTGGTTGCTGCTGGCTTAATAGCACTACCAATTAATAATGGACACATAGCGTCAAATGCTGGTATAGAAGAGTCCAAGTTAGATTTAGACTATCCAACGCAGATTCTGCAAAATGCTATATTGTCAAATGATACTGATATAACAGAATTACAGAATCTTTACAATCAGATTTTATTTGATATTACACAACATTTTTTGGGCAACGCTAATAAGCATGATGGATACGATATCACGCTTAGTGGTCTCGCTGGCGCATCTTCGGTAGACTCGGTGTCTCTTGCAATTCACTATATCTGGTCACAATTTCTGGGTCACAAAGCAGCACTTAGCAGCACTGAGCATTATGCCTCGGCAATCGCCTATACTCCAGTTCCATTGGGTCCAATTACGGCAACAAACGTGCAAGATGCAATCTCACAGATTGATACGGCTTTTTATGAAGATCGCCGTCGTCATGATGATAGTGCACACAGCAATGGCATTTCAAGAGATGGTTATATATCGTATTTTGGTCAATTTGCAGTTAACGATGCGTCGGCTATGGTATCTAGACTGCCATCTAGTCCAAATATATTAAAAGTTGGTCTTATAAACTCTGCTGTTATCAAGAGTAAAGGCTTTGACGTAAATGGCGTAAGCCTCACATCCAATACTCTAAAAATCGATGCTTCTACAGGTAATGGTATATTTAGATCATTAACAATTACTGGTTTGCAGAGTGCACAGTATCCTACTGGTTACACTCATTTGAGTTTAAAAGCGATTGTCGATTATTTGAATCAGCAGTTTACTTTGCCAGCCAATCACTTTCCAGTGACGGCATTTGAAAGTCCAGATGGCGAGTTAGTATTACAACACAACATTTCTGATCCATCATGTGTTTTGATGGTAAGCAGCTCTAGCAATTCTGCGGCCACTACCCTTGGATTTTCGGATGTGCTTAATGTGCCATCTGGCTATGTAGATCATCACTATTTGGTGATAGATGGATATAGGCACAATGAGTTGGCCACACTAGCCGCTGGCGCAGTAATTCATGGCATCACCTCTAGCTCTGTTGATCTTGGAACCATCACAGGTCCAGGCGGGCTCGGCATTTTAGGAAACACATTATTCCATGTATATAATCATACAGACCACTCAGCTAATGGTACTTATAGAATAGTTGGCACTGTTGTAAATACAATAACTCTAAACACTCCATTGACAGCAGGTACATTTAATTATATTATTTACAAGGACGTGATAGATTCAAATTTTGCTGGTAATTACAAGACCATAGATTTATATATCAACAGCGAGCTAGAGCCAACATCATCTGTTAGACAGGAAACTACGTTAGTACAAATATCTGGTCTTAAGATAGTAGAGGTGTCTCAAGATTTTAAAGCCACATCTGCAAGTATGACCTTGGACTTTTCTTCTCCAACATATAGCATCTATTTAACCATAAGTGGTACAAACGGCACAGTCACAACTTTTGAGCAAGGATTTATAGGATATAAGAGGGTATATGCCCCAAACAATGTTTCGTATATAACTGTTTTTATACATGATACATCACCAGCAGTTGGAACGGATCAAATAACGTTTTATAGCACAGAGAAGCAGGATGATATGTTGCTGCTTGGAGTAACGCATACTAACGCTGCCTCTGTTATAGAAATGCCTTTAGATCGAAGAAACATCGGCCTCGCTGGCGCAAGTGCTATTGGCACAGAGGTTTCTGATGGTATCTGGGCAGATGATATTAAAAATCTACACGCCAACGGTATTATACGTGGGTTTGATATAATTCAAATTAATCCAGGTTCATTATCAATCACCTTGAATGGTGGCATCGCTTATGTAGAGGGCCGCAAGATCCAAAAACCTAGAGTTTCAATTGATGTTACAAATGTTGCTATTAGCGATGGCGACTGGAACCTTGTTCTAAGCGATATTGGCAACATAGAGATTTACAGCAATACGGCACCTGGATTCTCCGTAGAAGACATTCTTTCTGGTACAGGCTATGTGATTTTGGCCCAGCTGGTTGTTAGCGGCGGCTTAGTAACTAGCTATACTGATGGTAGATTCTTTATAAATGATGTGGAATCAAAAATGGACTTGATCGTAGATGATCAGGATTTTGGTTCTGGTCAGTTTAGAACCCTAGAGTCAGCGGTATTAAATTCAAAGTTCTCTCCAAACAATAATAAGCCAGAGATCAAAATTATTTCTGACTTAATTATAAATAATGATGTTACTATAGATAGTAATACAAAAATAACTGCGTATAGAGACGTGACTATAAATGGTAATTTAACACTATCCGCTGGAGCAAACTTTCAAACGCTCGGCGCTTTGAATGTTACTGGTACAACAGTCATCGGTACTGATTGCGTTTTTTCAGTTGGTGGTGGAATGCTTACCAGCATTTCGCTAAACACAGGAAGTGTATTCACTATACTTAAAGACACCACGGTGTCAAATATAGATGTGGGCGGCGATAACGTTTCTATTATAGGTAATACCAATAGACCATCGATAACATTTAATGGAACGTCTTCTGGAATAAGACTAATAGCATCTAGATCAAACATTATTATATCTAATATAGAATTGATAATGACGTATTCTACAAACTCTATTATCAGTACTGTTGGTGGCATTACCTATGATAATATAATTATAGATAATAATGTTTTTAGACAAAGCACGGCATTCACCTACCCATCACCAACCACCAGTCGCCAAGGCATATACATAGCGTCTAGTGCTACCATTTCAAATCTCATAATAAATGGAAATATCTTCAAGGACTTGAGTCATGGCATAGAAATTAATAACTCCACATTTTCTCTTTCAAATATTTCTATAAAAAACAATCTATTTACAAGTGTCTATCAGGGTATAACAATCTCTACTACTAGCGGCACTGCAAAAGGTATTGAGATAGAGCAAAATATTTTTAAAACAATATTTAATTACTTTACAATTATAACTTCAAATACATCAGCATCTCTGAATGGAATTTTATTTGCATATAATTTGGCTGATAATGGTGGTATATCATATTTGTCAAACTCGATGTTGAATACTAATTCTGGCTGCGGCTCAGTAATGTGCACATCAAACATATCTACTGGACCATTTATCAGTATAGGGTCGGCATCTTCTGTGATCAGTAATAACATCCTAGATGGAGCCACTGCAAGTATAATATCAACATCTACTGCAACAGTTATATCTAATAATATTGTTAGAAACAATACCAGCTTAGGGCTGAGTATAGGTGGGTCTACTACCGCTGAGATTTTGGGCAACATATTTAGTACAACTGCTACTGGACTAGTGTACTCATTCAGCACTGGCTCGACCATAACCTGTATAGGCAATAGATTTACTGATGGTGGCACGACATCGTCTACGTTTATAATTCCTAACGGCGCTTTTTTTATGGATAACGTAGTTCAGTCTGGTAGAATTTACATGAGTGGAGGAGTTGGTGGTCGCCAGAGCATAACAGCAAATAATAGGTTTGTGGCTAATGGCCTCAATGGAACAAATACTTTTGAAATATTGCCAGGCACCAGTGCTACTGAGCTTGCTATATTTAGTAATAATATTATTGAGGCTAGCGGCTCTTTAAGTGGCACCGTTCCAGCGGTCAGGGTTAGTACCACTGGTTCTTGTAAATTAGTATTCTCTGGTAATGCAATAAGATCTACAACTGGCGGCTCAATTTTAGAAATTAGCAATGTTAGCAATCAGGCCACTTTGGTAAGCGGAAATCATCTGTTTTACAGCGGAGCTTCAGTTGGCATAGGCACATCAATTAAGTGTTCTAATGTATATTATGTAAACAACATGAGTGAAGGAGTATTCAATACTGCCGAAATAGATGTTCCATTAAGCTCAACCAATATATTTATATCAAACAATATATTAAATGGAACTGGTGCTGGTGGCAAGGTTATTAATATTATCGGCACGGCTACTAGCGTTATAGCAAGGAATAATAAAAATGCGGTAGAGTCATGGACATATTCTGCTGTAGATGCTCTACAAAACACCACATCTGATTGGGCTCTTGATATATCGTTGCCATCAACCATTCAGCTAAAGTCTACAACTACCAGCGGATCTGTAATAATTCCATTATCAGGGCTTCCAGTAGGGGCCAGAATAGAAAATGTTCAGGCGTATGTAACAACGCCTGGAGCAGCTGGGACTTTGACACTAAGATTGTTTAGAAGAAACACTGGATCTCATGGTCTAACTGAAATAGGATCAGCTATTAATAATTCACCATCTATATTCCAGATTATGACTACTGGTACATTATCGCACAATATTCTAAGCAGTAATGAGTACCTTGTTGTTTTGACAAGTACCGCTACTAATAACATAATAGGACAGGTAGTGGCCAACATACGTATATAAAGCTATGGAGAGTAGATGAGCAAATATCCTACACAAATAGACTCAGATGCAGAATTGCCTCGTGTAGATGATAATTTAAGTGAAACTTCGGTTGAAACTATAAATGCTTTGCGCGAAGCAGTTATGGCTATTGAAAAAACCATTGGTGCTAATCCGCAAGGATCTGCAGCAACATTGGTTCAACGTCTTTCCGTATTCTTTAATGATGATGGTACTGCTAAAGCCAGCGCACTAGTTGCTGCTGGCCTGGTAGCCTTGCCAATAACAAATGCTATGATAGCATCCAATGCTGGTATCGAGGAGTCTAAATTAGATTTAGATGTTGCTACACAAGTATTGCAAAATCAAATAACGTCTAATGATATAGATATAGCTACCTTACAAGCCTCAATAACATCTTTGTTAGCTACATACGCCAATCATATAAATGGCATTGCAGATAAGCACGATGGTTATGCAATATTGTTGGACAAGAATTACCCAGTTTCCACCCCTCCGTGGTTGCTCGGAATAACTGCTACAGATGTTAGTGCGGCAATAGCTGCTATAAATAATAACTTTTTAGATCATATTAGTCTCTCAAAGGCTGGCGCGCACCCTGCTTCTTCTATTTCAGTTGACGCATCTACTTTACAAAACGTCACAGCCACTGATTTACAAGGGGCAATCGAGCAGCTTGACGAATCCAGAGCAATAGAGCTGGTGGATCACAGAGATGATATGCATGCTAATGGCCTAAGTCTTTGGGCCAATAGTGCCGACGGATACAGTGAGCACAATCAGATTATTCCACAGACGGTAGGTGCCACGGTTACAGCATACATTCTTCCTATCACCAGAAATATTATAGATTTTTCTCCATTAACCATGTCTACCTTTCCAGTGCAGCAAGGGGACTCCGTAGTTGTTCTGGATACAAGCTCAATAGGCATTTATCCTATTAATGACATTGGTCCTAGAAATGCCGTGGGAACAAAACCTAGTTTGACCGCCAATCAGGTCGAGATAGTCGGAACATTTCCAGATGATGGATATGTAACTGCACGTATCTATGGCAGTAGCAGCGCCGTTCTATTAAAGGGAAATCTTGCTACAACAATTCATCAGTCTGATATTAAAGTCGACAGCATACAAGTTTCAAGGCCAAATGCGGCAAGAATAGTATCGCTTGGTATTCGGCCACAATTCTTAGATTCCACTGGAGTATTGGTAGTTGAGGCTGGCGTAACAGCATCTGCGTCTCGTACTATCATCATAGATAATTTGCACAAAAATAGAAATGGTGTGGTAGTAAGCCCACCAACAATAGATTCTTTAGTTGAAAGAATAAACAGTGTATTTCAAAACAGAGTAGATGGCTATGCATTCCCAGTCACTGCGTATCGCGTTGGTGATGAATTAATGTTGTCTCACAACTGGATCGATGACTTTGCCTATATAAGAGTGACATCTGCTGGCAACATGAATTTCTATTTAGGTTTCGATAGCAATGGTGCGAATGTTGAAGATAGATACGTTTATCCAACAGCCAATGCCTATTATTATGTAAATGGTGTAAAACTACACGATGTTGCTAAAATAGCTCAGCAGACCGCCTCGGTTTCTGGACAATACATATCATTTACTGGTTTTGATCCATTGGCAGCAGGTGTTAAAATAGGCCATCTGGTTCACGTCAAAACTCATGCAAATAATAGCGAGATTGGTACTTATTTTATAACTGATGTAACATCTTCGGCAGTCAAAGTTCACAAGAATGCTGGCATTACTGCCCAAGCCTCGATTAGTGTTGAAATATATCATGATGCGCTTCCGCTAGATGATTTCAACACAAATGTTAAAGATCTTGTGCTTGAAACATTTATAACATCAAGTGGTACCCTCGGCTACAACGAGCGCTTAAATTACGAAGATAACATTAGTAACTTAAAAATCATTGATGTTAGCGATAATTTTGCAGCCAGCTCATATAGTTTAGAATCATCAATATCTGGTAGCGAAGTAACTCTTAAGTTTGCAAGTGTGTATGAGAAGCCAGTATACATCCCAACGACATTTACTGGCAAGATCAAGATTCCATCACCTCACCTAATAGAGTACGTAACTGCTGATATTACAGCACCTATTGGCACTGGCACATCTCAGTTTACATTTTATCCTCATATAAATGAAGAGGAAGTGTTAGAGCTTTGCTCAGTGCGTTTAGATGGTTTGCTAACACTCTCCAACATAGTTGATAAGCGCATGTTTGGCACTCTAGGTCTTGATGAGTTGCGTGAAGATGTGGTGCAAAACTACATAGAGCTTCCAAATAAAGAGCTAAGGTCAAATGGCGTTATCGAAGGTCTGGACGTAATTGCACCAGATGTCGATAATGCTATACCTCCATATCAAGATCCTACATTCCCTCTTTCTTCAAACTTCTATGGACTACTTGTTCGTGGCGGCTCCGCTATGGTCGGCGGCGTTAGAGTCTCTGTTCCAATTACCTCAGTAATATTTCCAAACGTAGCTGGTACATATATTGTCGGTTTAAACAAACTGGGTACGTTTAAAATTTTCAATACCAGTCAGTACAGCATGGCAGATTTGTTGGATGGCTACGCTGAAGATTTGGCACTAATTGCACAAGTGGATCATGACGGAACTACTATTGTAGATACTTCGCTTATTGATTTGCGTTTTAATATTTCAAAGATAGATGACAAAGTAGAATTGCTATTTGATGAGACAAATCACTTTATAGGTCACTTCTCATCATTTAAGACTGCCCTGCAGTATGTGAACAATTATCCTAAAAATGAAAAGTTCAAGATAAGAGTGGTTGCACATGGCGGCGGCGATATTGATATTACCAATGTGCAGCACAGCCTTACCGTTGTAATAGATGGTCAGGTCAATAACGTCACTGTTAGTGGCCCATGCAAGATAACCTCTGAATCTATTGCTTCTCGAGTCACGCCGCATATAAGAGGTACCTTGACTGTACAGAGTGGAGCTAATAATATTGAAATTTCTAATTTAACAATAGGAAATTTAAGTGGCGCCGCTGTTTCGCATCTTTATGTTAACAATGATGGCATTTATAAGTTTAATAATGTTATATTTAATGGTGCGAGTGCCAATGGACAGCTGCAAATAGTAGCATCTGGACCTGCATTAGCAGATCAAGTTGTCTTTGAATCTTGTATTTTTAAAGAAGGCACTGCTTTTCAAGTAGGTTCAGGTGGAGTTATAATAGATAACTTCATTATAAATAATTGCGAAATATATGGTACTGGCACTGGCAGCAAAATAGACGTGCCATCTAATAACTTGGTTGTTTCAAATACAATATTTGATAATTGCGGTATAACGCAAACTTTCCAATTAACAAAGCCAGCTGTTATAAATAACTGTGTGTTTAGAAATATGACAGTAATCTCTGGCGGTAAGCGCGTAATAGATACCGTGTCTACGCTTTTGATTAGTAACACTAAGTTTGATAACATAACAGCATTAACAGCTGATGCGATCATATCAAGCACCACTTATGATGGCTACACTAAATTGTTTATAGATCACTGCTCATTTAACAATTGCACAGCCACAGTTGGTAATAAGCTGATTAAAAGCCGTGGCTCAGTAACAAACTCATTATTTAAAGCAACCACCTGTGCAACAGCGCCAGGTGATTTGGCTGTTGAGTGCACAGAGTTTAGTGGCAACGCCATCTTGGGGCAGGTTAATGAATTTGCAGTTGGTGCAGCTCAAATTGAACGCAATAACAATTTGAATGTTGCCAAGAGTGCATCATTTGCCTCCTTGCAATCAGTTGTCGGAAATACTTTCTTGGCAAGCAGCGTGTTTGGTTATAATGTAAACGTAGCCTCTACTTCTGGCGTTGAAATCTCGAATAATATATTCTCCATGGGTTCACAAGTAGCCATACAAATTGATAGCGGCACAGGAGACGTTGTAGTATTTGGTAATGAATTCAATCATACTGGCTATTGTATAAATACATCAATAGTATCTGTTGGATTGCTATTTGTCTCTAACTTAGTAAAGTCATCATTGTTGTTGCAAGGCCCTGGCGTTGGAAATATGGAGGCCTTATTTTCAAATAACATATTTGAAAACAGCAGCGGATTTAATGTTAATAGTACCGCATCAAGAATGGTTTTTGATGGCAACATGTTTTTAGCTGGTGGTCCACTGAACTTGAACACAAGTTCTGCCGCTGGGCTAAATATTACAGGCAATTTGTTTACTAGCGATCTTATTATATCATCAGATTTAATCGGATCTAATATAAGCAACAATATCTTTTATAATGGAACTATTGATATTAGTGGAAATGTTTCTTTTAGTATAATATCAAACAATATTGACAGTGGCAGCACAAGCAACATTGTGGCACTACAGCTGGGCGCCTCTACAGTATCAAACACTATAATCACCAACAATACAATATCACTATCGGGCATAGGTAGTGCAATATTGTCAGATGTCATGATTACAGACAATTTGGTGCGTGGCTCAAGTATTATTCTTAATATAGATCCATCATCTGGTGCAGATGATTACGCACACGTTATATTTTCAGACAATCTATTGGATGATGATATAGATATAAACATCAACTCATCTGGATCAATCAGGGGTATTATAGTAGATAATAATATAGCATCAACATCTACTCACCCAACTTATCCAACAATATCTGTAAATTCTGTTGTTAATGAGTCGGTTATATCTGGAAACTTTAACTTTAACATATCAGTAATATCTGGAATGAATTCCTGTGTTATAGTAGACAATATATCTCTAAATTCTGATATAACTATAAGTGGTGCATGTAATGCTAACATAGTCTCGGGAAATTATTTTAACGACCTGACATTCTCTGGATCATCAACTTCTGGTTTACTATTTACCAATATGTTCATAAATGGTGGCGTTAATATGTCTGCCGTAGCAGGTGCAGCAGATAAGATTTCGTTTATAAACAATGTGGTAAATGGCTCTATTACACTCACATCTACAAGTGGTAACTTCACCAGACTTGCGTTAAACAATAATATTTGTAACTCAGCGATATTTAATATCAGTGGTTCAGATGTTTCTATTGCAAGCAATGTGATGCTTGGAACTCTAACTGTATGGTCCACTACAAATAGCTATACTTTGACAAAAGTAAATATCTCAAATAACACTGTTGCTGGTAGTGCCATCATATGTTCTAAGCTATCATCTGGAACATCATCATTTACTAATTCTAAAATAAGTGGTAATATTGTTGGTGTAGATTTAGAATTCATGACCAGTGTTACCAGTGGATCAACATTAACGTTTAGTGGAAATTTGATATCTGACAATTTTTGTGCAGATGATCTTATTATATTTGCCTCATCGGCGCGTGGAACAGTTATATTTACCAATAATTCTATACTTAATAACAGAATTGGTGATCAGCTTCTGTTTAATGGTAGCACCAGTGCTGCTGCAGATACAATGGTACAGAATACAATTATATCTGGTAACTCTTGTGATGACTTTTCTTTCGGAAGAAGGCTTACCTATTCAGATCTAACAATTACATCAAATAGATTTAATAATGCGGCTGGCTCGCTTACTTTTAATATAGATCCAGTGAGCACGCCAGGCACATTTTCAAAATTGCATATGAGCAATAACATTATGGCAGGAACCGTCTCCTGTGTTGTTTATACTGCAACTGCAACCGTAATGGATAACTTTGTGTTTAATAATAACATAATGTCAGGCTCTGATTTTAGATTATCATATACTGGCTCGAATGTAATAGGATTCACAGCTCGTGGATGGATATTTAGTGGCAATGTCATGAGAGCCATTTCATTGAGAAGTGATGGTGGTACTCAGGCTACCAACTCATTGAATATACAATCTTCGAGCTTTAGCAATAATGCGTTTTCTGGTGCTACCGCTGCATCGTTATCATTGCCATATGAACCTGGAATTTATATTGCCAAAGGCGCTAAGACTGGAGGTATTTCCTTAGATGGCGTGAGTATAAATAGTAATTTTTATGGCGGCGATACTTCTACGATACCAAACATTCAAGTTAAATTCTCCACTGATGCTAGCAGCAGTATCGGCATTACAAATACAGATATTTCTGGAAATAAAAACATTGATATAATTTATGCAGCCACATCTACTGGGCTTTATGTCTTGAATTTTGTAAATATGAGTAATAACATATTTTCAAATGATGTTGGTCCGATCGAAGGCATATCTTTTGCCCCTACTAGCACTACTAGTAACTGGACTCAGGTAGCTATACACTCTAATCGTGGTGGAGCAATAAGTATTTCTGGCATATCACTGATGTTAGGAACTTTAATTGCCAACAATTTTTTGGATTGGGATTTTAATTCTACAGCTGGAATAGGAAATCTTACGGTACAGTGTGGTGGTTACAGAGCATTAAGTATAATTGGCTGTGATGCTAAAACGATTAATGTAATATCAAATAGTAACATTGGATCAGACGGATTGTTGATAAGCAATTGTCAGTGTATAGACATAGACGTTGAAGGTAGCACTACGTCTGCACAAATATTTGAAACTACAATATCTAACAATAGAACTAGATACGACTCTCCCTCAACTGGTGGAAATATTTCTGTACATAATTTTAACAATGTATATGGTCTTAATATATATGGAAACCAGTTAACTGACAGTATACTTGTATATAATATAAATGAATTGATTGATACATCTGTATCATCAAATGTTTTGAGAAGTGTTATAGATTTCTCTCAAGAGATAGAATTTTCAGCAATAGCTCAAGGAATATCTAGACTAAACATTTCAAATAATATTAGTAATGGTGCTATTAGATTTGTTTCATCGCCTGTATCTGGTGGTGGTGCAGATAATATAACTATAGTAGGAAACTTTTGTGGAGGACTGGCAATATCTGGCTTTTCTGGTACAGATATAATCACACTAATGACGGTGGCACACAACAATATTAATGGCACAGTATTTTTGCCAGCAATAACAACTTTTGATGACTCATCAAATCAATCTAAATTTATAGGAAACTATGCAGATAATTGGAGTTGTTCTACCGCATTTTCTACAGCAGGAAGTACTCGAGTCTTTGTATGGGGAAACACTTCGTCTGTCGCTACCACAAATGTGACTTTTAATGGCACGACGGCAACCAATGTTGGTACCGCCAATAATGTTGATACTGTTAACGGCGGTGGTATTGTAAATTGAGGAATTATATGACAGAAGAAAGTAAAAGTGCAATAGATCTTATTTATGAAATGCATGATATGATTTCTAAAATGCAAAATAGGATAGGCATTTTAGAAAAAAGTAATGCATTGTTAACAGACCTGCTGTTAAAGCAAGCACCTGGCGCTCATGTGCCAATTAAAGGTAAAGAGGCAGCTGTTCCAGAAGCTCCTAAGCCAGAGGCATCCCTTCCACTTATTGCCGAAAAGCCTGTTGTAAGTGCAGCGGCACCTCCGATTATTTCATCTGTACCAGTGATTGTTCAAGCTGGCGCAGATAATAAAGAGCAAAATATTAAAGTTTTTGGTACTTTAAAAGATAAAGATGGCAAGATTTTGCACGGTATACCAGTAGCCATAGTAGATGCAAAAACGAATACGGCAGTTAAAACTACAAAAACTAATCGCGCTGGTGAATTTATGAGCTTTCTACCAGTTGGCAAATATATCGCTGTGGCTACTTTCGATAATAATCAGCAGAAGTTTAAGGCTTTTGACATAAATAAAGGAATGAAAGATGTGGAAGTATCAATAGTTTAATAATAGTTTATGACTCGTGGTACCTCCTATTTAGTTTATTCTGATATTTATAATCTGGATTATATTGTCCAGCATAGCGGTATTATGTTTGGCCGCAATATACTAGTAGATACATTAAGAGAGGTTTTTGCAAAAGATAAGGAATATCGTTATTTAAAAGATTCCTTTGGCTTTCCAAAAACACCATCCCATGAAAATTTAGACGAAGATGCTGGTATAGTAGATGACTCTACTACCAGATTATTTATTGGCGGCGCATTCAGATATGACATATCTTATTTACCAGCTATTACGGTAAGACAAACTGGCTCAAGCTATAAGCCGATATCTTTTAATTCTAATATGTGGGTACTTGAGTACGAAACCCAAAAAATAGTAGATGGCTATGGAAACGTCACTTATAATGAAGTTCCATCGTCTTATCAATTTGCTGGGGCCTGGGAACAAAGTTTTGAAGTTAAAGTAACATCAAAAAGTCTAGAAGACACAATCCATATAGCAGATATAGTCATGATTTCCCTACAAGGCACCTATAGGTTGCCATTGCAGCAGATCGGATTGTTTATAAAGCAGGTAAGGGCATCTGGAGAATCCATCGAGACTTTTGGTGCCAATGACCCATTATTTACAATCAGTATAACTTTAGATACATATTCAGAATGGAGACGATCAATACCAATATCTAATTTAGTCGAGCGAGTGTCATTGTGCTTGGCAGTCGATATTCAAAATACAGATGTTCCTGCCAACGATCTGTTAATAAAATATAATCTAGGCCAGTATTAACTAAAGGTATGTATATTCAAATCTACTAATTTTAATTGTAGATGGTGTTAGAATAATAGTCTCAGAGGAGCTTCCAGTATGGCCAATAATATTCCAGGTATACTTCGTAGAGTACAACCAAATGTATTCACCAGAGTTCGTACAAGACAGCGTGTAAATGTAGCGCCTGGTGGTGCTAGAATCGCTTGCATCATTGGTGAAGGTGAAACAGAAGAAACGTTAGTTGTAGCCGCCATAGGAGGTGGTAAAGACGGTGTTAATGCTGACTTCTCTGGCAGTGATAACCCAGATGGTCGTCACTTTGCTCTTAGTACTGGAAATCTCGTTTCTAACCGCGTTTCTATTTTAAAGAACGGTGTTCCTCTCACTGTTTTAGAAGGTACTATTGGTACAGATTCATTCGACTCTCGCTATGATTGCAGAGTTGATATTGTAAATGGCCGTCTAGAACTACAAAGATCTTATTTAGTAGACTTTGGTGGTAATGGTGTAACTACTCGCTATTGGAAATCTGGCCTTAACAATGTAGGCAATGGCACTCCAACAGTCACGGCGTCTTCATTGGTAAGTGCAAGTGCTCCAGCAGAAGTTTGGACAGCTCGTGTTATTAGTATTGTAAAAGATGGTTATGGCAACCCAATTCCTGGTGAAGCCGTAATTTCAGTTTCTGGCTCAGTATCTGGTGTCATTAAAGACGCAAATGGTAACCCAATCCGTTGGAAGTCTGATGGCGTTGCTGTAAGTAATGGTATTTTAAACATTTCATTCGCAGAAGGCGTCGTTCCCTATCAGGTTGGTGATAAATTCACCATCCAGGTTGCCTCTGGTGTACTAGCCAAAAATGATGAGCTTGTAGCCAAGTACATTGCAGAAGCAGACTTGAATGATCCAGAATTATTTTTAACTCCAGCAGATCTTTTCAGTAAGCATGGACAACCAAGCGAATCTAACAATCTTTCCCTCGGTGCTGCTATGGCATTTGAAAATGGCGCTCCAGCTGTTTTTGCAATTCAAGCCAAGCCTTCAGTACCACGTAAAACCTGTGTAACTTTGCTAGAAGCAGATAATCCACTGACCGTTGGTGTTGAGGGTGCTAGCGGCAACGAAAATTTGGGTGACTGCATTTTCCACTTACCGCTGGGTGCATTACCAGATGTTGATACCAATATAGCAGTATACATTACAAGTGCCGATGGCAGCGAAGAGCAGATCCTTTTGAATAAGGTAGCCTTCTATAATAGCTCATGGTCCACAACAGCTTCTGCATACACCAATTTCGTAACTGGCGCTTTCTCCGAAAGCTATACTGTATTTAATGCAGCTCAAGTAGAACAAGATGGTACTGATGGATACTTTACCTCTACTGGTGTAAGCACAGCCTCTTTTACATCCCCAAGCTTGCAGCTTTCAGTAGATCGTGTTGATTTAAGTGAGAGTGATATCGGCAAAAAAGTTCTTAAGATTGTAAACGGCTCAGTAGTGGCTACTTATAATATTGCAGATGTTGGCGATGGCTATGGCAATACAAACAAAGCCTCTCTAACCCTAGTATCTGGTACTAATGCTACTGGTGCTGCCAGCTGGCAAGTAGTTGATCCAAATGATGTTGGTGCATACTTTGCATTAACTGATGACGTAGTAAATAATTATTTGACTGTTGGCAAAGGTCTCAAGATCTGCTACGTAGATACAAAAGACGCAGACTTCTTCGACACAAATTGGGCAGCAGCTTTTGAGGCAGCCGAATTGATCGACTGCCAATTCATAGTGCCACTTCCAAAATCAACTATCAGCAACATCTTTGCTGTAGGCAAGTCTCACGTAGAAGAGCAATCAAATATTTTGAATGCACATGAACGCATCCTGTTAATAGGCGCAATCAAGGGCCTAACTCCAGATAATTTGGTTGGTCGTGAAGATGCAGCCGTTGAGGATCTTGGTATTCTCGAAGGTATTCAGGGTGACGATCCAGAGGAAGTTTTGGGTGGTAACATTGAAGACTTGGCTAATTACAGCGTTTCTGACGCTTTTGGTGACAGCTTCCGTGTAGTATATATGGCTCCAGATGAGATTATAAGAAACATCAATGGCACCAATACATCTCTGCACGGATTCTATCAAGCAGCTGCTTTGGCAGGGTTCTTGAGTGGTCAAACTAATATTGCTGAGCCTCCAACATTTAGAACCTTGTCTGGTTACAGCATTCCTCGCACCAAGACCTACAGACCATTCACTTTAGATGAGTTGGCTGATGCAGGTGTATTGATTACGCAACCTGTAGCTGGTGGTGGACGCATGTTGCATGGTCTAACGACAACGCAATCCAATGCTCCAGAGGAAGAAGAGATTTCTATTGTCGGAATTAGAGATCAAGTTGCTCGCTTGTTAAGAAATTCATTGCGTCCATTCGTGGGCAGAGTAAACAGCCCAACGCTAATTAGTGAGATTAGCCAAGGCGTGGCCAAGATTCTAGCATCACTAGTATCGCAAGGTCTATTAACAAGCTTTGGAAACATCACTGTATCTAGAGATTCTGTTGAACCAAGACAGTTAAACATTGCTGCACAGATATCACCTGCTGCACCAATAAATTGGATCTACATCGATTTGGAGGTTTCGATCTAATTTATTTGGGAGGGAAACTCCGTGTCATTAGCTGCAAGAGCATTCAGGAGCCAAGATTTTTGGCTCTACTCTTATATAAGCGCTAAATGAAAAAGTATAATAAGTATCATAAAGATGATGCGAGCGGAATCTATCAAATTTATTGTGAGGCTAATAACAAATCATATATTGGTCAAGCTTTTCATATTTGGAGTAGATTATGTTCGAATCATTATAGAGTGTTAAAGAATAATAAACATCCAAATAAATACTTACAGGCAGTATGGAATAAGTATGGTATAGAAAAGTTCGAGTGGTCGGTAGTCAAATTATGTGAAATAGATAAGCTTAATGATGAAGAGACGAGCATTATTGCACAAGTAGGTAGAATGAATCTTTTTAATTTTACGGATGGTGGGAATGACTCAAGGG